TATTCTCAATAATCTTTATAACATCTTCTTTATTGTTATAAAGTACTGCTTCTGTTAATTCTTTCATTATATCATAATCCACAGTACCTAGAGACTTAACTACACTGTCTAACGTTATTGTAGGACTATAAGATGAAACTTTATCAAGATAAGTAATAGCATCTCGCATACCTCCGTCTGCTAACTTGGCGATATACTCTAAAGCATCATCTTCGAAACTAACTATTGTATCTTCATTCTTACAAATATATTGTAGGCGATTTATAATACCTTTTAAACTAATTCTTTTAAAATCGAATCTTTGACATCTGCTCATAATTGTTTTTGGAACTTTCTGAACATCTGTAGTGCAAAAAATAAATATTGCAGTTACTGGCGGCTCTTCGATTAACTTCAGCATTGCGCTCCAACCCGCTGCTGATAAACAGTGACACTCGTCTATGATAAATATCTTATAATCAGCATCCAATGGTTTACTCTTGGCTTGAATAACCAAATCACGAATATCACTGACATTACCGTGACTAGCAGCGTCAATTTCAATTGGGTTACCACTACCTTTGTTTATCTCGTTTGCAAATATTCTTGCACAAGTTGTTTTACCTGTACCCGCACTGCCTACGAAGAGGTAAGAATGTTTTACCTCTCCGCTGGCTAACTGCTGTTCTAATATAACTCGAATAGATGATTGCTCTACTACATCATCAAATACTTTAGGTCTATACTTTATTGCTAATGCTTGTGCCATTTACTTTTCCTCTGACTGATTTAAGAAATACTCACCATAAGTACAAGTAGTACCATATCTAGTCTTACCTACATGATCAACTGTAATAATATTATACCCCGCCTGTCTAAAAGCGTGAATATGGCTAGATAATCTAGTTACCCCATACATAGTAAATGCTTCTTTACTAGTTAAACCTCTACCACTCTTTAAATGATTTAAAATTGCTGCTGACTGTCCCTTTAATCCTAACATGTTTTTACTTTTCCTCCTTTTCAAACTTTCTTAAGATTTCACTCTTTTTTATCAACACCCAAGCAATAGCAACACAAGTAATAGACCATAGTACTTGAAAAATAGCCCCTAAAATACCACTAATATTAACATCTGCACTTGCTAATATAACCATCATGATTGCTAACATATAAACCTTATCACTTTTATTCATATCTATACTCCTCTTCAAAATCAATATCTGCTTTAATTTCTTCTTCAAATATAGACCCTTCATAATATGCAACAGCATCTCTCCAATTACCTATTTTACTAACTCTCCACAAATGCACATCTTTTATATATTCAACGTGATATCCTCTATAATCAAAATCCATATTTTTAAACTCCTTTCCTATGACTCATAAAATCTACTAATTCATTAATTCTTTTAATAGTATAATTTTTACTATATCTATCTTTAATTAATTTAAAATTAATGTCTTTTAAGAATGCTTGTTCTCCAATAGTTAATTTGCCAGAGTTTAAAAGCTCTTCTATAGTATTTTCTACTTCAATTCTCTTTGTTTCTAAATCTGATTTTTCGTACCATCTTGGTAAATATTCAATCCTTTTCATTGTTTCTTCCTCCTCTATAGTTTTATAAGTGGTGTTGTAAGTGTTATCGCCTCACTTTGTAAATTACTTCTTAATTGGCTTAACTAATACTCTATAATGTAAACACTGAATATTATATCCGCCAGCATAGATTGTTTCAACATAAGCATCTGACTTACTTCCAATTATACGACCATTTATTGAACCGTTATCGCCAAGTGTTAAGTAACCGCAATCTTTAATTTCTCCAACAACCTTTGTAACTCTTACAACCAGGTCTTCATATTTTCTTTTCATCTCTTCATTCAAGAGTCTTTCTAACTTCTCTTCATCGATATGTGACTCTGTGTTTTTCTTATATAAATCTCTAGTTACAACTGAAAAATTATTTATAATGAATGTCTTATAATTCTTTCTAACATCGTCATATTCTTTATAACAACTATTTTTAACACATCCATTACTAATATAAGGTGCCAATTCTTCTCTTTCTTTTAAGAACATTTCATGTAATGAAAGAGCTTCTCTTTTATAAAAATCATTTGCTCTTTCTTTCCATAATTCTAAGAACTTTACTAATACTTCAATCTTAGGTCCATTCTCTCTATTAATTTCTTTTTCTAACTGAACCTGATACTTCTTTAAAGATTCTTCCTGAGCAGCTATTTCCTTAATTGTATGTCTTAAATCTGATTCGCGATAATAATAAGGATTAGGACCGCCGGCTAATGCAACGTTAATTCTTTCTAACTTAGCATTCAACTTTTCTAAATTCTTCTTTCCATTTTCAATTCTTGTTTCAAGTGTTCTGATTTCCATAAGTTTTCCTGTTCTAGTAGATATATCCTCCATCTACATAATTATTATAGTATAATATTTCTCCATAATCAATAGGGAATTTTAATTTTTTTTGGAAAAGAAAAAGCGTACTTTTAATACGCTTTATTCTGGAATATTTGCTAATGCTAATACTTCAATAACATCGTCGGCTACAAGTTTTATTGCGTTGTCCTGACCATATTCAATGACCACTTTATCACCTGGCATTTCCTTTAACTGAGTAATAAACATTACAACATTTATCATACAACTAAATACTGCCCGCTTACTTTTATCATCAATATAATCAATAGATTCAACACCATTTGACCGCATACTGTGCACTATTAAATCCTGAGTACTAAAATCCAACTTAACTGTATTATCATCGTAAGTGCTTACAAACAGCTTAATTCTGTCTAACAGCGATAATAACTGATTCTTGTTAACTGTACACCTACTCCGATATGTTTCTCCTAATAAATTAGAAACCGGTTCAATCGGAAAGTCCTCTAACCCAAACATAACAGGACCCCAGATACTCACACCTTTACTTGTAACGCAAACAAGATTATCTACAAGCATAAAAGTAAAATCCAAATCATCAATTACAGATAATAAATCCATAAACTGCCTACTAATAAGTACCGGTTCTTCTGTTATCTTCTTATCTAATTCACATATAACTATAGTATTTGTTGAAATAATTTTATCCTTTACATAATAACTTGTATATACAGGTACTTCTAAACTAGTAGCTAATGCTGACTTACTTGTTGATAATATCTGCGGTATAATACTAGTATCCAACTTATAACTCTTTGAATTGGTCGTATCAATATTATTAAACTTCTTAGGGAATGCGACTACTACTCCACTTTCATCCGTCTGAAGATTTAGTATGTATGATCCATTGGCTACAAGCTCAACTGTCGTCGGTGTAACTGTTACTTTAGTATATTCACTAGTAAACTTTGAAACTATCTGATTAAATAAAGCTACGTCAAGGACGGCATGAAAATCTTCACCTTCAACATTGTCTTCAATAATATACAGATAGTTTGAAGCATCCGTAGTTGTAAGAGTTAAAACTTTATCTTTCAATTCTAACTCTATCATCTGTGTAATAGGAATCAAACTATTATTCCCTGCACCCTTTACAGCCTTATTTAATAAAGACTGTAACTTAACTGTTTGTATCTTCATATTTTCTCCTTATAGATAATAACTTATATATTTGAATTACTAATAAAACAGAATTCAGAAATATTGTACTAAATGATTTAATAGTAATACCGTAAATTATAAATAGAAATGCACCGATAGCATCAAAGAATCTTATCTTTTCTTCACCTGTCATACTAAATGCTAAAAGTATAAATAAGGTTCCCCGAGTTCCGATTATCTCCATTTCCGCTTCTCCATATTAACTATGAATTCACTTACATTTTCAGCTATAATCTTATAACCCTTATCATTTGGGTGTAAGCAATCATCATCTAAGATGGGACTTATATATTGCCCTTCTTTAAACATTTGGCATACATAATCGCAATAAGCCGCAGCACCTTTGCAAATAATTTCATAAGTACTAGCTACAGTAGCACAACACTCTGGAAGGAACTGCTTTATATCTTTTAAGTAATCATGATATAAGTAAGCTTCCTGAGCAGCTGCAAATGCGTGGTATATAGTTCCGGCTGATAAGAACACTATCTTAGTATCAGGACTTTTTTGTCTGATAAAATCAATCCGCTTTCTTAATTCTAATAAGGGTATTAATGTATTTATCTTACCTACACTAACAACAGCGCTGTCATTCAACCCATATTCTAAAAATACATAATCTGACCCAATAAACTCTTCCTCTCTAAGCTGATTTAATAAACTAAACCCATCAACAGGATATAATGAATATTCGCCAATAGTAGTACCGCTAACTCCTATCTTTGTAACATCATAACCCATTTCGGATAACTTATCAACAAAGCTTATAAAGTTATTATTTTCACCAGATGTTAATGAATCACCGTAGAATACTAATTTCATACAATCTGTTCCTTATGTTTTTCAATCCACTGTTTACCAATACCTTTTTCTTCCCATTTCTTGAGAATCTTATAACCAATAGGTCCAAATACCGTTTCCATAATTAACTCCATAATTGCTCCAATAAATCCTGTTGTAAGGCAGAACGTTAAAGTAAATCCCCATCCCCAATAAATTGGTGCAAAAATGTGATATACGATAAATGCGAAAATGAAATTATCTAACCACTGACCAAAAACGGTAGACACATAAGAGCGAAGATAATATTCTAACCTTGGGTGTTTATTCCCTTCCATAGCTTTACCAATTAATATGTTAATAAAACTATCTGCAATACCTGAAAGAATATTTGCTATCGTGCTACCTAATAAGATAAACCATACACATCCAAATACCTGATTGAAAGCAGAGAAATCTTCACCATTACCCGGAAATAATGTTACTGTATGGAAAAAGATAACACATATTACATTAACTATAGCAGATAAGTTATTTAACATAATAGTTGCTTTAGCGCCATATCTCTTTGTAATAACATCACCAAATAAGAAAGGTATCCAGCTAAGCAACAACCCACCATCAGCAGCTCCAAAACTCCCTGTCTGAAATATAATCTTATTAGCCATTAAATTCATAAATACAATAGCCATCATATAAGACGCTGTTACTAATGCTGGAATGCTACTAAGCAATAAATCATACTCTTCTACAATACTCTTAAACTTGTTTTTCATATTTTCCTCCTAGTTTTAATTAATGGTGGGTTGTAGGATAACCACCGTCACCTTACCAAACAAAATGGAAATTAGCACATTCTCCGTTATCAACTATCACATCTTGTCCAGTCATACTCTTGTTAACTACAGCAATAAAATAAACCCATTCTGCTAATTCGTCTAACTCCGACCACTTCTTAAGTAAGGTTTCATTATAAACTGCATCTAACAACTTTTTATCCTGTAATATGTGTTTATTCATTTCAGTAAATGAACCGCCGAATGATAAACTATTACAAGTGGCACCATACTTCGCTAATTCAATTGCTAGATTTTTTGTATACGATAATACACCGCCTTTACTAGCTACATAATACGGGAAATCAGCTCCAGTGTGAGCACAAACAGAACATAAGTTAACTACTGATTTAATATTTTCATCAACATATTTATGAACACAATTTATTGTACCAATCAAGTTAACTTCGATATCATGAATACACGTTTCATCATTGCCTTCTGTTTGAATCCCAGCATTATTTACTAATATACTAACATTAGAAATATCCGGTAGTGATGCGGGTACAGAAACATCTGCTTCATAATGAATATAATTTTCATTCTCAATAGTAGCAGGCAATACATCAATTCCATAAACTAAATATTCTGGATTCTGTAAAAACCTTAATGCAATGTGATGCCCCAACCCGAGAGATGTTCCTGTAATAACAATATTTTTCATAGCTTCCTCCTTCCTAAAATAACTTCCTATCACTGCCTTTTAGCAATGTTGGTTTATATACATAATTATCAGACCACTCTTTCAAGTAACTGATATTTTGAATAGTTCTATATTTGTAACTAGACATAACTTGCTCTAATGTTAAACCATGACTCTCTATATTCCGGACTATCTTGTCTCTTGCTTCTTGTGGCATATGAAGTATATGGTCTAAATCTTTTGATTGAGCATCTGATACTAAAACTACACCATACGGAGTCAATATTCTACCAAAACTAGCTACCATTACCCAAGTTGTTGAATCTGCACTTGTTAACGGAAATTGCTCTAAAACATTTAGAGCTGTCATACCGAATGCATGCGTCTTAACATTAGGGTTAGAACTTTCTTTAATTATCTTAAAACATTCGGATAAAAAATTCCTCTTATCAGCAGAATTATCTAACTTTGGTGATAATCCAATGTATGGAATATGTTTACCGTTTTCATCTGTCCACTCTAAAATATTCTTTAACCATTTCCAATTCTCCCACTGATGGAATACTGGTAATAACTTATCTGGAGATTTAACATGTTTTCTCATATAAAGATAATTGTTCCAGCTGGTTTGTGCATTAGCATCCGCCCGAATAAAATCTTCAATGGTTCTTGGTTGTAATGTAATAACGTCTAGATCAGCAAATATAGTTACATACTCGTCTCTATCATTTACAAACTTAATATACTCATCTATATCAATCTGAACACCACGAGTCCAAGCACTATATGCACCAGAGTCAATAAATAACTTAGCCTTATTACCACTATCTATAGATTTGTTAACATTTCTACCCTCAAGCCATGAAAACAGTCTGTTACAATTTAATTCTGAAAAAGTCTTTTCTGCTTCTGGTGAGCTACCACCTGCAAAATATAAATCAAATGCCATTAATCAATCACCTCACCGTACCATTCCCTAGTTACATCTACATCACATTTGATAGGCATCTGCAATATCTGCTCTGCCGCTTCCGACATTGTTTCTGCAAGTAACTTCTTAACTTCAATCGCATTTTCTTCGGGGCATTCAACAATAACTTCATCATGTACAGGAATTAATAATCTAAAACCTAATTCCTTCAATCTCTTATTATTATTTAGATGTATCATTGCTAACTTTGTTAAATCTGCAGCGCTACCTTGAATACGAGCGTTAACACATTGTCTTTCAGCATCTGCAATTTTACCGCCATTGTCAACTATAACTATGCCCTCCTTATTTGCTTCATCGAACACCTTTTGTTTCTGATGGTATCGAACTTTAGACAACTTCCTAAGATAATAATTAATTTTACTTTCAGGAACTTCGTCTGTCAACTCTTCTTCAAAATCTAATGGGTCTGTTGACTTAGCATAACCATCTTTCCACTTAAACTCAAATTCGTCTAACTGTAAATCAGGTAATCTTCTCTTCCTCCCACAAATAGTTGTAACATAACCTAACTCTCTACCCATATTTAAACTATCATTTTCAAACTTAGGTATAGCAGGAAAACCCTTGAAAACACTGTTTTTTATTGCTTCTGCCTTATCAACTGTACAACCAAGTTGCTCTGCAATACTTGCTTTCTGTCTACCATATAACACCCCAAGCAATATTGATTTCCGCTGACTCCTACGCTCTTTACCTTCTTTATCTATACTACCATCAGCTTTATGTTCTAGACACTGCTCATACGGCTTATTAAATGCTTTACTAGCAATTTCTGAGTATAAATCTTTTCCTTGCATAAAAGTATCATACATCTGGCTATCACCTTGCATCTTACATAACGCTGCTAAACATTTTGGTTCTTGCTGAGAATAGTCAGAAGACATTAATACATATCCGGGAGTAGCAACAAACATTTTTCTTATTTCTTTATTGTGACTCGGAATATTCTGAAGATTAGGATCACTACTGCTCATTCGACCAGTATCAGCACCATATTGATTAAAACTACAATGTATCCTTCCGTCTTTCGGATTTATTACTTTTGGTAACTTGTCGATATAAGTAGTCAATAACTTATCAACATTCCTATAATCCAAAATAGCTTTACATAGTGGGTTATCTATTTTCTGAAGTATACCAACACCTGTTCCTCTAGGCTGTTTTGTATCAACTACTGGAACTTTTAATATATCATAAAACAGTATAGCCAACTGAGTTGGACTATTTATGTTAACCGGGTCTTCTAATTTATGATTAGGATTCTTTCTCTTATATTCTTCAATTAACTCCGAATATGTTAATAACAATGAATTAAAAGATTCTAACTTCTCTTGTAATAGAGCATTATACTTTATGGAAAGTTCTTTTGCATATTCCGTATCAAATGCTACACCGCTATCTTCCATATCACAAACTACATCTACACAAGGCATCTCAATATTTTGAAACACCCAAGCCACACCATTCATACCATTTCTATCTTCTATGGTACATCCGGGTTCATAATATAAATACTGTTTCTGGAAAGCATACAATTCATAAGTAATTATAGCATCATGAGCAGCATATAAGTAAGCACTATTTATAGGGACTTTATCAAACGACATTCCGTGAAATAATGCATCAAAACTAAATTCATCTTCTTTACCATCTAATACATATTTCTTATGCAATGCTTTAAGACCCTTACCATCTACAGGTTCATTCTCATTCATTAATCTAGATGCCAAATAACAATCCCAATAACAATGTAGATATACGTTAAGCTGATTTCTAATAACTCTAATATCAAACTTAGCGTTAAACATTATTATTTTATGGCAGCGATCTTCTAACTTTCGTATACAATCTGCAACTTGTTCTTCTGTTAACTGATTATCAAGCCTCTGCATTGTTATATAACTAATATGATTAATTGGTACATATGCTGCCTTCATTCCGGGCTTATATAAACATAATCCAACAATCTTATCTAATAATGGATCTAACCCTGTTGTTTCAGTATCTATTGCTATTTCATCCGTATATAAAAGATAGTCATTAAGCCTATCAACAGTTGTGATTATTTCATAATCATCTTTGAATTTACCTAAGTTCTTTTCTACCGCTTCTTGAATTAATCTTATCTTCTCTAATAAAGAATTTTTAACTACTGTAACTACCTTTTTCTTTGTAGCATTAGCTTTCTTCGCTAACTTAGTGTCTAATTCTTTACTAGACCTACTAGGTATATCAAATAATGGCATAGATTAAAACGTGTTTCTAGTACTTCTTCTAGCAGTCGGTGTTCTTCTGGTGCTTCTAGTATTTTCTTCTCTTGTTCTTTCACTTCTTCTAGGCTTTACTTCCTCTTCCTTCTCTTCTTCAAATTCGCCGTTTTCAAGATAATACTCCATCTCTTCATAATTCTTATCAAGAACTAAACCACCTAAAATAACTGGTAATTCTGGTAAATCTTCTAAAGTAGTGTCATCCTGTTCAACTTCATAGATTTCATAACTTGTTGAAGTATCTCCTGGTTTACCGTGGCGTTCAATTTCAAATATATGACTTACAAGATTATCATATCTACTACATAAACTTGAAAGTTTCGCAAAGAACTTCTTACCACGTTCCCATACCTGAACCTTTTCTTCATCAAGATTATAAATTGGGACATACAACTTAACTGTCTGGAACTTATGGTCTCTACAGAACGGACAATCGTCAATCGGCTGATTATATTCTCTTAAACAGTTAACATAACGCTTCTTACCGTCCAATTCAATTTCGTGCACAGCGTATCCTTCTACATCTTCAATACCGTTGTACATAAACCTTACTCTGGCAACATCACCATCATTCTTCAAACCGAAGAATCCACCGCCACCAGAACCACCGTAATTCTCTTCCTGACCCGCAAAAAATCTTGGCATTACTTACTACCTCCTTCCTTCTCATTCTTGTTAATAGTTTTAATACTCATTCTTCTACCTCCTTCTGAGTTTTACTATTAAGACGCTCTACTATGTCAAGAGCATCTCTTAAACCACTTGAATATGCGACCCAATAGTCGCGCTCACTATAATGTTCACATTCTTCACAAAAGTCAATGTGACCACTAACTATTTCTAAACTACTCTCTAATAAAGCACATAATTCATTCAACTTGTCCATATATTACTCCAATCCAGCTAACCAGATAACATAACGTGCTCTGGCAGTAAGATCAGTAAGTTGATCATAATCAATATATCTAAACTTCCAAAGCCAAGCAATTGTATCAGTTATCCAACCAACTGTAACTCCTGCATACATTCCATTTTCCATTCTAGTAAGAGCATCTTCAACTCGTTTAATCTTTTTAGAAATGGTTTCTTTCTTTATCATATTAGACCTCCTCTACTAACTCAGAATGTCTAACCTTATAAGAAATATAATCTTCGTCATTTCTATAAGCGTCAAATGTTCTTGTTAACTTAACTGAGCACATTGGCTTAGTAATAGGAACTTCAATTTCTTCATCCCACAAACCTTGAATCTTCTTAGTGCCAGTTTCAAGTGAATACCAATAAGCATGAATTGCATAAACATAAATCTTAGTTAAACTTCTGACTCTAATAACCTTTACTCTATTCTTCTTATCAAATTCAATTTCAACACCAGGCATATCTTTAACCATTTCAACAAATGCACTTCTAGCACCTTCTTCAGTTTCAGCATCTGGCATCTCTAAATTAGTAATCCAATCTTCACCTTCCCAAACATTATGGTTAACCTTTTCGATCTCATACTTTAAACTACGCTCTTTCTTAGATAACTCTTTGTATTCCTTAGTCATCCAGAAAGAAGATCCGGTATATTCCTTCATAAAGGAAATCAACTGACTATTTACTTCATCTAATTCTTTTAATAACATTTCCTGAGTCTTCTTCATCTTTCTTTCTCCTTTTCTCTAGTTTCTATAGTGGATATCCATCCATCTTCAATATTATTATAGTATAATGTTTACCCATAATCAATAGGGAAATTAAAATATTTTTTGATTAACTAACGATTCTACTAACTCAAGTAATTCTGTATTTTTATCGTCTGTTAATATACTATGCAAATTTGCTTGACCTTGTATCTTATCTTGTATAATATCTCCTGTTGCTGTATTTATGATCGTAAACCAAGCACCTTTCTTAACTATTATATCATATTTTATAGCAACGTCAATTAAATCGCTTACATAATCAATACCTGTTGTATAATTTAACTTGTATGTACCTAAACGTCTGTTAGCAGGACAAGACTTATTTTTAGTCATGGACATCTCAACAATATTCCCAGCAGGAGACTCACTACTTCTCTTTATTAAGTTACCTTGCTCATCAAAGAATGAACCGCGTCTAAACTCCATACGAACTGAACAGCAATGCTTCCATGCTTTACCTCCCGGAGTTGTTTGAGTAGGAAACATAGCACCAATAACATCACGTACTTGATTAATGCCAATACCCGTACATCTATGAGCGTGCATCAATACTTCAACTCGCTTACTAAACTTAGTTAACGCCATTGATATGCCACCATAAGTTTTATCTTCTAATGTTTTGTCCCATTCTTGTTGGCTTAGTAATACCCCAATACTATCAAGAACCCACAAACCAATCTCATCTGTTTCTATTGCATCACATATTATCTGGAATATTTCTTCCGCACTTTGTGCTTTTGGTTGTAGAACATAAACATCTTCTATGTTAACCCCTAACTTCTTCGCCCATTCATAATCAAGAGTATTTTCTGCATCTACATACAACACTTTTCTACTATCACTACCATTCTGATAGTTAGCAACAATATCTAATGCAGTTGTTGTTTTGCCACCGTGTTCTTCGCCGTAGAACTCAATTAACTTACCAACAGGTAAACCGCCATAAGTACAATAATTCATCTTTGGACTTGTAAATGGTATTCTGGAGTAATCAAAAGCATTTAATCCTAAAGATATTATTTCTTCTTTTGCGTCTTTATTAATCTGTTTTACTAATTCATCCATTTTAGTCATACTTTATCTCCTATTTTACAGCAACAGAAGTTAACTGCTGCTCCTGTATTCTTCTAGTTAAAACTTTCTTACAACTCTGTAACAGTTCTTGAGCATTTTCTACTTTACTCTTAACTATTTTGTATGCTCTACTATAACAGATATTTGTTAATTGCTCTTGCTGGCTGGCTAATTCAGCTGCACTATTCTTATCATCAACAGTACCGCGTTCTAATTCGTTTCGTTTAGTATTATACATCTCTTTCCAAACAGCTTTACTAATATCGTCTCTGATACCCAACTGCTCACAAGCACCTCCAGCAAAATAAATATATGTAGATAAGTTCATACAGAAATCCTCCAGCTCACCGTCAGAAACCGGGTTCTCACCGTCTTTTAAACAATCCCTTATAAACAATATATACTCATCTAAATCCTTTGTATATGGCTTGAGAATAGCTTGTACAATGTCTTCAATAATCTTTGAATTATTCTCAACATGTAACTTAATTGATTCTAATTTTCTTAAATTGATATTATCATAAATACTCATTTTTTAATCCTCTCTATAGTTTTTAGAAATTCTTTCATATCATAATCGTAAAATACTCTTTTTTTAATTCCTTTAAGCGAAAATATAAGCTTAGTCCATTTGTCATCATCATATCTAAAACTTTTATAACCGATACACCTCATAGCCTCCAATGCTCTGATATCTATAAATAATGTTATATCCTTATCAACCCACCAGCAAATAATCCCAGCAACAACTCCATATATTTTAGATTTTTCTAATAATCCTTCCCATTGTTTATTACTAATATTTCCGTAACGTCGTTTTTCATCATTAGAATAAATACTTAGCGTGTTTCCGTGAATTGATTTACATTCAATGTAATACTGATAAGGATAACTATAAACTATAAAATCACATATATTATTTCCTCCCTTATAACCATTCATCTGGTCTGGTAAACGGTCAACAGAAACATCTGATACTTTCAAAAATGCTTTCTTAATACATTCTTCAAAATCCTTCCCTCTATTAACCGCCATCTTTACTACATACCTTTCTATAAGAACAATACTGACAAAACTTAGGTCCCGAATCTACAGGTTTTGGCGGAACCATATTTGATTCAATATACGAATCACAATTTGCAATGTATCCAATAAGAGCCGTTCTCATATCATCAGTTACTGGAAAAAGATAAACTTTCTTATCACAAGTGTTTCTATTCTCATAAATGAAAATAACTTCAGGTAGCTTAAATGCTAAACTGTAAGCTGTTGCCTGATTATAATGCCCTGGATCTACACCCGTTCTCTTAAACCACTTTTCCTGAGTTTCAGTTTTAATTTCTAAGATATAATAATGACCTCTATACTTTATAATTCCATCACATAAGAAACTAAGATTCATGTCTTTCCAATAAAGCTTGGTTTCATAATTGGTTTTACTTTTTATCTCAAGATAATCTAAACCTCGCTGTTTAATAAAAGTTTCTACATCAATATATTCACAATCAAAACCGTTTGCTTTCATATCAGTAATATACTGCTGTATTCTCTCGTGTCTATCAGTACCGCTTTCACAAATACCCACCAATATATAACTGCTATCTATAGAATCTTGTTCTACACCTTTTATCTGATAATAACTAGCCCTCATACAATTCATACCACTAGGTTTATATGTTTGACTAGGTTTAGTCTGATTCTTTTTATCTGTCATTTCAACAGATTTCTTGATATCTAATAAAAGACATTCTGAAACTGATAAATTATCTGTTACTGAATCAATTAATTTTATAACATTACTTAGTGTCTTTCTCATCTAAACCTCTATGCTTATATTTTTCAAGCCATCTACTATATCCAATTCTTTGTTCAACTTTTTCTTCTTTCTTAACTTTATGATATAATTCTAACCAATCTCTATATTTCTGACAAGTTACATGACAATTAGGTTCCCTATCTACACAACCTTTACAATTACTATCTAACAATGATGCCATTCATTCGTCCACCTCTTTCAAAAGTTCAATAAATGATAAAAACAACTTACTATCAAGTATATAATAGTTTATACCATCACCAAAATCAATAGAAAGAGCACTGTAAGACCTATTCATTGCGAAAGCTTCTTCTCTATTCTTTTCTAGCCATTCTTTCCTGATTGTCATAGATTCAGAAGGCTTAGTTTTAGTTTTACACTCAATTAACCAATCAGATGTAACTACATCACCTTTATTAAACCTAGTCGCACCACTATTGGAAACTTGTTTACCTCCTACTTCTTTTGCAACTTTCTTTTCTTGCTTATCACTATAAAATCTTGTTGGTCTGTTCATGATGCTAAATCCTCTTGAATATCTGCAAGTAAAATCTTTAACTTTACAACAAACTTACTTTTCATAAATTCTAACCAAGTTTCTTCTAAATGCGGGTCTAAATCATATCCTGACAATGACATTATGTTTAACCAATGATTATAACATTTATATCTGAGATAATTATTAACGACTCGCTTACAAACATCATACGGGTTTTCACTGCCCCTTGATGTAGTACACATTACAACGTCACTTCCATAGTAGAGTGTATATAAAGGGTCGGACTCTTCACTTATTGTCAATGTATATGGACTGTTATTCCACTGCTTCATTAAAACACCTCCTGCAATGTATCAAATTCTTCTTTACTTAATTCATTTATATCTTTTTTATCACTAGGTAAAATATACTCAGTAATTAATTTATTCTTAACTTTTTGTCTTATTCTCTTACGTGCTTCTTTACCTGCGTCATCATTATCTGTTGCTAATATAAGTTTTCTACAAGACAATTCTCTTAACTGTTTAAACTGTAATTCACTACCTAATCCATTCATTGCAACAGCATACTTCCCATATACCCAACATGTAAGAGCATCTAACATTGATTCACAAACTATAATTTCTTTGACCGTATCATATCCCTGATTATATTTTCCAATTAATCCAAGAGAATATAGTTCATACAAACCATATAAAGGTTTTTCTACACCGGCTGGATAATTAAACCATTTTGTTTTAACACTTCGTCTAGCTACAAATAAACAGTTACCAGAAATATCACGAACTGGGAAAGTTATAGATTCGGTCTTCTTGTCATATCCTATATCAAACAAATCAATTATGTCATTAGTTAACTTTCTCGTATACATGTAAGGATGATAAAATCTATAACTTTCCAGTTCCTCTTCTGAGACATAACTAATTTGCTCAACTGTTTTTTCTCTACTAAAATCTAATGTTATACCTTTTCTTTCTTGTACATTAACTGTTAGAAAATTCTTTAATAACCAGTTCCATCCAAAAACACCTAAACGGTCATCCTTACCAAAACAATAAGAAATTACCTCAGGCAAATTATGCACTTCACCACAAGCAAAACAATGAAATTGCCCATTCTTTTTACTTATACCGGCACTCGGTCTCTTCTCTTTACCATCACCGTGATACGGGCACTGAACCATTATATCATTACCACTTGATTTCATTTTTTGCAACAACTCAATATTGTTAACACGCAACTGAGAACGAAGCTCTTCTAATATTTCTTCTAGAGTAGCATTAAATTCAACTTCATTTATTATCATCAGAATACATCCGCCTTATCTTTATACTGTTTCTTAACTGTCTTTATCGCCTTTTCTGTCTTTTCAGAAGATTGAGCGTCATTTTCTGAAGGTATCCATTGAAAATCACCTTTATCTATATTCCAATTATAATTTAATTTACCGCCAACAATACCAAATCTTTGTTTCTTTATTTCAATCTTTAATACACCGTCATCTGTTTGTTTTATTGATAATACTTTACTAGCATTCATTGCAATTCCATCTGAATCTCTAATATTTTCTAGTTCTGGACTCCCTACATTTTCAACAGCACCTCTATTTGCTTGAACTACAACTAATACTGGAACTTTCATTTCCATACTAAGGCTCATTAAATCTTCAGAAATATTTGTAAGTGTAGTTGTTTTACTGTCTCCTCTATTAAACCTTTCATCTGTTAGATAAGTGATACCATCAATAGCAATAAGATTAAGCTGATATTGCTGAATCCAATTCTTTAACTTTGTAACTGTTATTTTTCTATCAAAATCATTCGGAGTGGCAACTATAAACTTATTCTTCTTAATGCTTAAATCTTGAATATACTTCTTATATTCATTTTCATCTATATCATCTTTCCCCCACATCAACGACCTATTACTAAAGTTTTTATGTAAAGTATCAAATCTATAACCAATACTGACCGCACCCATTTCCGGAGATATATAACCAACATTGAAACCTAACTGCCAAACATGAGTAGCCATCTTTTCTAAGACCCATGATTTACCTTGATTAGTTCTAGCAACAATTACTAATAATTCTTCTTCACGCTGAATGCCATGAATAACATCATCCAATTCAGGAAAACCACAAGTAAAATACCATTCATTCTGATGATTCTTTCTATCAAGATATTCTTCAAACCTACTTTCTGCTCCCGATACAATATCGACACCGCCTAAATCGTAATTTGGTTCAAGCCTTTTTGTTGCTTGTATCATATAATTAACAGCTTCATTAGCATCTGTTTTCAATAATTCTGCTATCTTTTGAACTACTGGAACAGACCTATAATATAGAGTCTCTTCTCTAATTGTATCAACTAAGTACTTATCACTTTCAGTACATTCAACAATTTCAAATTCAGGAAACTTAGCAATAAATGTTGTTTCATCTGGAACAGAACCATATTTCTCAAAATGACTTTTTATGAAATTAAACTCATCTTCATACCCTACGAAATATTCGTCTGTTAACAGGTTATCTTCAACTATAGAAAAATCTTTAGTATTTATTATCTTACTTATTATTTGAAGTTGAACCATATTGCCTCATGTCCTTTCCATAAAACTTGATAACTAAACTATTAGAAAATACTCTGCTAGTTAAACGGTCACCAAGTGCTTTCTTGAATTCATTCTCAGTAGTTATATTACCTGTGAATATGTTTGCTTTATTACTAAATTCACGGTAATCTATAAAACTTAGTAATTGACTTTCATCATAATTACTTATTGCAGAACTACCAATATCATCCCAAACTACTAAATCTGTCTCCATCAGATTAATTTTATATTCTTCCGATAATGGATTGTCAAAGTTTTTTAATTTTATCAATAAACTCGGAACATGAATAAACAACCCTCGTACTTTAAAACCATTACCAGACCATACACTGTCAAAATATTTCAATAATAACTTCGTAGCCCAGGATGTCTTACCATTACCGGTATTATTACTACAAATATATAAATTACTACCATTGTTAACAAAGTTAACTATATCTTGTTTTATTTCAAACAACTGCATGAAAGCATCATAATCATCTACTCCAATAAGTTCCTGTGGGTATTGTTTACTCTTAGGTAGCCCACTATTATCCATAAGATATTTCATTTCTACATATCTTATACAACCGCTACAAGTAGGTAATGAACAGACTTCTTTATACCAACAATCCTGTTTAAAATCTTGTTTGTAATCCACTGTCTTTCATCTCCTTTTCTTTCTTGGTTAATTTATTTCTATCATAAGGTTCCGAATTAACATTTTTATTCCAAGGTCTGTTATTAACATTATTTGAACTAGATAATTCAACAAATGTACCCCATCCCTTTTCAATACTCTGCTCTACTATCTTTATCTGCTCTTCATTACTGTTTGCTAAAGTATTTAACTTTTTTAATAAACCTTTCCATTGATTAAAATATAGTGGCTTGTCTTTCATTTCTAAGCGTAATTTTAAATAATCTGTTAATATATTTCTTAATCTTATATTTCCAGTGTGCTCATCTATTTCATCTAAGCATTTTTCATATAGATTTTTTCTTTTTGGTTTGGTTTCTTCTAATAATACTTTAGTATTATTTTTATTTGTATTATCTAATACTTTAGTATTAGTATAATTATCTACGTAAGTAGATATATTACTATTTATATTATTAGGTAATAAATTATATGATTCAGATTCGTAAATTTTATTAGGCTGCTTCGTAAAATCTGACACTTTAAGTTTTCTATGTCTACCGTCAAATGATAATATTTCAATCATCCTTAAATCTTTCAAATGTTTTATTGCTTTTGTTATTGCTGATTCACTACAGTTGCAGAACTTTGCAAAGTATTCATTTCCAGCACTACAGTTTTCTTCATTATCTAAACTACTTATTTCTGTAAAGAGCACTTTTTCAAGCATACTTAAATCTTCATTTAACCAGATTTCTTTAGGAATCCATACACCTTTAAAATCTCTATTCATCTGAAACCTCATTCCTTATACATTTAAAATAAAAACTCATCTGTTAAGGAGTGCCGTCCCTTCCAAATGAGTTAATATTTGGTTGATATAATGTTTTACATAATTGATATCCGGCACTATATCAACCATGATGACCGATAATCCAGAAACACGTTTTGTACAGGAGGCAATAACTGTAAGCTACTTATCGGTACATATACATTATATGATAATTAAATCCATTTTAAAACTATTTTTTGTACATTTTTAAAATATCGGCTACTTGCTCGTCTACAGTGCTATTAACAGCATCCCATAGTAACCGTCTTTCTTCTTCTAAAGAAGACTCATCAATATTTTCAGGAATACTTCTTTCTTCTGAAAATTCTACTGAATAAAAATTATCTCTAACTTTAATAGTGCACTTACTAGTTGCTTTTATTGAAGTTGTAATAGCTTTACTCGTCATATTATATCTCCTTTATAGTTAAAGCGATAGTTTCCTTTACTACTCTACAAGAACTGATTTCATTAAGAATATCCTGGTTAAGTTTCCCGGCGTAAATTGCATCTTCTAATAAAGATTCATCAACATATTCTTTTCTTTTGATAATGCCCTTGATATTATTCCTTTTAAGGATTTCAATAACTTTCTCCTCATCAAGAGACTCTGATTTACGAACCTGAAACTTAGCCTGCCAAGTACCCGTTGAAACCTCATCGAGATTTTTCTCTTTCATTTCTGTCTTGATAGCTTTATTAAACTTATCGGCTTCTCTCTTTACACAATTTACTTCCTTGTTTAATACTCCATACTGATTAATCATTTCATTAAGTGTCATCTTTTTATCCATTTTCTAGTTCCTTTCTCTTTCTTACATATTTCTGAATACTTTTTGACATCTGACCATTTCTCCCTAGTTTTCTTGAATTTTTGAATTCTCTTAATCTCTTGATATCTGCCTTGTTCCAAAATCTTTGACTGTTAACACGCTCTTTATAATAATCAGGTAATAATAATGCCAGTTCGTCATCTGGGTATTCCCTCTTAAATCTATACCAATTTTCAAGAGTGTATCTAGATATTTTTAATCTGCTACATACCTGGTTGAGCGTTAACATATCTCCGCTCTGAATATTTCCACCTCCCCTCTTCACAATTATTATAGTATAATGATTTTCACAAATCAATAATCAATTTAATAAATATTCCAGTAATTCTTTCTTAGAACCTTGAATCTTTCCATCAACTATTGCATCTGCCATTATACCCTTGTTTTCTAATATTTCATGTATTCTTTCATCAATAGTGTTTTTTGCAATAAGTGTATATATAGTTACATTATTTTTTGTTCCAATTCTATGACATCTATCAACCGCCTGTTCCTTCAATGCTTTATTCCACGGTTCATCCAAGAATATTTCAATAGTTCCTGCAGTTAATGTTATACCTGTTCCCATTGCACCAATAGTTCCAATTATATAATCTACCTCTCGTGATTGAAACTTATTAACATATTCTTGACGAACGATGTCTTTAGTATCACCTGTTATCTTTAATCCTTTGAAACCCGCTTTTCTTAATTGCTCATCTACTGGGTCTGTCATCTGTGTCCAATTACTAAATATAACAACTTTCTGATTATTGCTCTTCGCTTCTTCTAATAATTCTAATAACCTGTCTATCTTAGCAGATTCACTTACTGTTGTTGATAATATCCCAGTATATCCTGTGGCTTGTCTCATTCTGATAAGTTCCGTTAATGGGTTAGGCGACGATACAATCTTATCGATATTCATCTTAATATCTTGAGTAATTTCATCATAAACTTGTTTCTGTTTTGGCGTCATTTCGACATACTCATTAACATATATCTTATCCGGTAAGTCAAATACGTCTTCTTTTAATCGCCTTAACATAAACTCATTTAATTCGGATTGTAATGTTTCTAAATGCTTATATCCTACTATCTGATAGTTACCATATCCACCCATTACACAATAATAATTCTTAAAAGCATAAAAACTATGTTTTTCATATCCTAACCATTTAAGAATAAAATATAAATCAATGGGGCTATTCATTAACGGTGTTCCGGTCATTGCTAGCATAGTGTCAGCTGATAATTTTAATACACCTTTACCTTGTTGACTATTTGGATTTTTACAGCAATGAGCTTCATCTAATACAATCATGCCAATTTCGCCAGTGCGACACTTTTCGCTTAAAGCTGCGACGACTTTTTCATCTCTTAAGGTTTCTATATTCGTAATAATAAAGAACCGTGAGATGTCGTGTAAATTAATTACATCTTCTAACTTGTCCTTAGTACTACCAATACGGAGTTTACCATTCTTTACCTTCTGACCTAGTATGTGTGAATCTTCATTGGAGTGCGTCTTTATTTCATCAACCCAATTCCACTTAAGACCATTAACACCACATATAATTAAACAATGTTTATATTTCTTTTGTAACTTTTTAATAACTGCTAGGTCAATTGCACACTTGGTTTTACCTAAACCCATTGTATCACCAAGTAACCAACGGTCGTGTTTTAAGCCAAACCGAATACCCTCTTCTTGATGTTTAAATGGTTTTGTTTTATACGTAAAGCTCCTAGGTAATTTTACTTTCTTAGATTCTTGTAATAATGATAAACCGTCAATTGTATAATCATACTTATTACTTAAGAAATCAAGGAAGTTATCTAATTCCTTACTCTGTATTTCCCATTCCTTTTTATTGGGGTTATACCACCTCTGAGTATATCCTCTTACTTTACTTACTAAAACAGTGTCATACGGAAAAGTAACAAATATTGAATATTCACCGTTGCATTTAATTGATTTTCTTACTTCTATTTTTATCATTTAACACCTTCTTTTTTACAGGTGGATTATTTCTATGCCACTCTTCTAATTCATGTAATTCTTCTACTAAAGGTTTTAACTCTTCTAATAACTGTTTTTGTTTCTGTTTGTATCCCATAATCTTTTATTCCTTTGCGTAACTAATTTTAACGGGGTTCTAAGCGGAGTTTCGGAGAAGATAATATAATAATATGGATAATATTAAACTCCGCTTAGAACTAATATATAGAGGTCAGGAGAAGAAGTCTTCTAAGAACTCTTGATATTCTTCTTCGGTCATAACCTGACCTGTGTTGTATCTTTCGTCCGACTTCCTTGCAATCTTTATTGCTTCATCGAAAGACTCTGCATTAACGACTGTATGTTGACGATAAGTATTTCTGCCAAATATTTCAATAAATGATATTTTCCAGTGTTTCATAATGTCCAATAATTACCAATACACCCTTCTGTACTGTCCCAAGTATCCCATATTTGACAACTCATAATTGCTACGATATGATGACCACCGATATGAGCAATAATACGATTTCTATTATTGCCATCATCTATCTTACAATCATATCTGTTTAATTCTTTACAGAACTCTTTACCAGTATATTTTGTGTTATCCCATTTCCTGGGCTGAGCATGTTTCTTCCAGCCCTGCTGTTCTAACCACTTACCATATACTCTTATGTCACCATAATCATAACCTGTTTCACATTGGAGTTTTGCTAACTCCATTACTACCACTTTATAATCAATGCCGGTACCTGTACTTAGTGCTCTAATAAGGCAATCCGTTGTGTACTTGTTTTTAGGATTAGCATTATAAAAGTGGAAAGTTGCTGTGTCTTTGTACTTCTCTTGTCTCTTCATTTTTCCTTTTCCTTTCTTTGAGTTTTCCAAGTGAGAATACCTCTATCCTCAATATTATTATAGTATAATATTCTTCTATAATCAATACCCAATTTTAGGAAAATAAAAAAGAAGGTTATTTCTAACCTTCTAATTTTTCGATGCACTGCATTATAGCTTGGCGTTCTTTATCACTTGAAGCTTCATCCATCATCTGATGTAATGTTGACATCATCTGTTCTTTACCAGCATCTCTGCTCATGTAACGACCTCTGGCGTCTCTGCCTCTTCTATAACTTCCGTCTTCACTATATCTGCCATCACTATCAGCATCACGACCACGTCTTCCATCATAGCTGCCTCTAGCATAGCTACCGTCATAACTACCGTCATATGAGCCTCTATTACTCATTCTTCCACTATAGCCATCATAACTACGCCCGCTGTAGCCGTCTCTTGAATAACCGTCATCGCCATATTCTTCCATAGCGTGTATTGTATCAATATCTTTAATAATATCAATAACTTTATACATACTATCTAATTCTGATACTGTGATGTCACCTTTTTTAGTAATTTTCTTTACTTGCTCTAATAGTAAATCTTTTAATTCTTCTAAATGTTTCATCTACGGACCTCCTAAGCAATTCTTGTAACAACTAAATTAGCATTCTGCACATTTATTGCAGGAGCCGGTGTTGTAGCAGGAGTTGCTGATTCGCTTGTATTTTCTACTGATACATTGAAGCAACATCCTTTCGGAACTGTAACAATTGCTGTTGATGTAACATTAAAGTATTCATCTACAGCGGCTGGTGTTACAATTGCTCTACTTGTTAATACCGGTTCTCCATCAATGGCTATTGCTACTGAAATAGGACCTACTGTTCCATCTTCCGGTACGGCAATATTACCATTGAATGTTACTTGGTAACGCGCAAAACATGATGTTGGATTGTTTACAATACCTCGGAGAGTTACAATTCCACTTTCGTTTCTATGAAGTACATAACCACGATTACAACCAATTGTAGTAATTAATATAACTGGTGCTCCTGGCTGTACTAACTGAATAGGATTATAAGTAAACTCTGCCATAAATTACTCCTTAAATAGTGCCGTTAAAGCCACTGCATCCGCATCCACTATTGCCAGAGCATGTAAATATTGGAGTACGTCCATATACTGGAGTTGTAGGAACTGGACAGCTACTTAATCTGTTGTATAAAGCATCTACTTCCTGAGTCTGACCGGCAAGTAATCTTGCAGTCTGTACATCCTGAGAAGCCTGACCTCTAGCATATAACAGTTCCTGTCTTAACTGAGCAATGGTATCATTCTTAGCATCAATCTTATCCTGGCATAACTGGTCTAAGATTCTCTGAGTGCTTGCAGTATTTGCAGTAATAACATCTCTTAATGCATCATTTACAGCCGCTCTATCAGCGCATGCTTCAGTTGCTACTGTATACTTTAAGTCTGCTACGGCAGCACGATTTTCACAGCAACAATTCTGTAAGCCCATTGCTAAACTGTTAAGCTGACCAGTTAATGCTGTACTATCAGCAAACCTCTGATTCATGCTAGCAATCTGATTGCCATAGGCTGTCTGCATTGCGTCCATTGCTCTATTACAACTAGCTACTTCAGCATTAGCGAAGCCGGTTGTAATCTGATTCTGAATATCACCTAATAAGCTTGTTGTATTAGCATTAGCAAATCCAGTTGTAACTAAACTGTCAGTATTGTTGGCAAGCATCCAAGGATAAACTGAACCGTTACCGCCTCCAAATCCGCCAAAGCCATTACCCCAACCGCCCATCATGGCGAATAAGAATAAAATAATTAACCAGGTCCGGTCTCCACCAAAGCCAAAACCGCTTCCGAGTCCACCGTAACCCATCTGATACGGATAAGCATAAGGATATCCATATCCACGACTATCAACAACTGCTGCTACATCAGCCGCTGATAAGCCGCCACCATTTTCTGATAATGACATTCTTTTAAATCTCCTTTACTATATACTCATTTCTATTCCGGACTAGAAACTGTATAAACTACTTAAATGATTTCTGAATCTGATCAGCCATCTGTTTTAATTGATTAAATTGCTGTTGACTCATTCTACCGCTATTTAATAATTGCTGAACTTGCTGTCTAGGGTCACCTTTAAAATTCTGCCGAAACTGATTGAACTGACTCATTAAATTCTGCATATTTGTTGGCATTCCTGACATTTGCATATTTCCATATTGTTTAAATAAATCATTCATTTGAATCTTTTCCTTTCTTCAGAATAATTTTTAAGTCATCTAAGCGACTTTCTAACTCTTCCTTAGTAATATATTTACTTAAGTCTAAATCCTTCTTAGGTGACGCATCAGAGCTTTGTACGACTTCTTTATAACTGAATACTCTTAACGGTAATGGCATTCCACTAATATCAGTTGATTTTAAGTAAAAAATCTCAGACTCACTATCCATTAATATCATGCTGTTACCGGCAGCTACTGGATACGCTTTAGCTCCTGCTTCACCTTGTACCCATATAATGCTACTTGTGGGACTAATAACTGGTGATACAGGTGTCTGATAATTCATAGGTTGGTAACCTACTGGAAAATAATTATTGTACGGCATTTTCTATTCCTCCTTCTGCCAATAATATATTGGAATCTCATCTCCGCTATCCCAAGTATCATAATAATTGCCATCACGAACTGCTACAACATGAGTACCGGTTGCTAAGAGATAAGTACCATTCGGATGCTCTTCACAAAAATCTCTAATTGTATAACAATCAGGACATGTATTAGGTACAACGTTACGAATAAAACCCTTATCTATTAAATAAGCACTCCAAACAGAGTTAGATGAAGGCATATCCTTCATCATATATCCCTGTAATGCAATATCAATATAAGTTTTTTCCCATGTCTGACCCGTTACGCTCGAAATTGCTCTTATAACACAATCTCCTACTAAACTCCTGTTTGGATTTGGATTGTAACTTATAAACATCTTTACTGCCCTCATCTAATTCATTTTCTAATAATAAAAGAAGAGCGCTTAAAACTGAGCATTCATTTTCTTTAGATGTTTTATCTAGCATATTTGAAATATCTTTCATTTTAGTACTCTCCTTTTACAAGTATATTATAAAATACAAAAAAGAACCTAATTTATTAGGTCCTTTTATACTTTTTATATGGTTTTTATAAGATTCGTATCATCTTTTTCTTAACGCGTTTTGCTAAAACTGATATTTTTGCTTCGGATACATTCATGAGATAAGAGATTTCACTATTTGTTTTGTCTTTTGACCTTAAGTTGAAGTATTCAAGTTCCTCTTCGGTAAAGTTGCAAAGCTCTCTAAACATGTCTAATTCGGGTACAGTGAAATCTCTTATTTTCACGAATAATCCCCCTCATCACGCACTTTCGTGTGTCATATAATCTTTTATCTTCTTATGAGCGTCAGCAATCTCGTCTTTGTCATTACCTAATAATGCTTGTAATCCAGTCAACGTAAGTTCATTTATGTTGTGTAGTTTTTCTCTATCATTCTCGCTATTATTCATTCTATTTTCTAAATCAACAATACGTTTCTCATGGTCCCGGTTTGTCTTTTTAACCTCTGTTGTTAAATCACTTAACCGCTTATTAACTTTTTCAATAGGTTCATTCAATTTCTTTTTAGCTTTAGTGAAATATGTATAAATAACTCCTAATGCAGTTAAGATTGATGCAATAGTAATAATCTGCTGGCTAGTAATTGTGATTTCCATATTACCACCGCCTATTCTGACACCGGAGCATCTCCCATCTGTTCCTGTTTTGCCTTTTCGTATTCTCTCTTACTCATACCAATGCACAAAGCTAAGAACATACCAAATCCGCCAATAGAAGTTCCAACTTCAAGTCCGTATGGAATCTTCCATGTAGTCGCTAATAGGCACCAGAAGAACTCTGTGGCTGGAACTATATTGATAGCAACATACTTAACAGCATCATAAAATTCATCACTCCATTTAAACATAACAACACCTCCTTAACTTACAACTGATAATTTATTTATCTCTATAAGTTTATCTTTAAGCACTTTTATTTCAGTATTAGATTTAGTTAAAGCCCGTGTTAAACTGGTATTTGTTTCTTCTAAAGCTGATAATTCTTCTTCAACTAATTCTTTTTCTTTAAGAATATCATTACACTTAGCAATTAACTTACTATTTTCAAGTGCTAATATCTCATTCTTTTTCTTTTCTTCTTTGTATAATTCTTCATAATTGTTAATGATAGGTAAATCTTCACCTTCCATTACAGCTACCCAGAATTCATCTTCATTTATTACAGCAATTAATGCCCAATCATACCCATCAGCGGTTTCCCATTTGAGAACATTATAAATACCGCGCTTACAAAGTTCATCATACTGTTCACCTTCTAATGATGGCTGAGCTCTTAATTTACGGGTATCAGATTTAATATCAACCTGCTGTACTTCAGTATTTCTTTCAACTGGCTCCGGATAAACAACAACTTTTGCAGGTAAATCTTCACCGCTCATCATAGCTACCCAGAATTTATTACTACTGATTTCAGCAATTAATACCCAGGTATAACCATCAGCAACTACTTCGTCATATACATTATAAATACCTTTAATACAGTATTCGTCATAAGATGTAGCAGTAATAGAAGGTAATATTCTAAGTCTTCTAGTATCAGATTTAATATCAACTTGATGTACTTTTTCATTCCTTGTAACGGGCTGTGGATATTCAATCATTTTTAACTCCTTCGTCCAAATAGTTGATATGAATGCTGTGTTATATTCTTTGCTCCAATAAAGATAAGGCTTAGGGTCAATACAATTTGCTAACATCGTATCCCAAGTATATAAAGTTTTAATTGGAACAATCTTAGTAAGATATAAGTGTAAATGAACTCCATTAGAAACACCACTGTTTCCTCTTACAGCATTACCCATCTGCTTACCAAAATATACTTTGTCGCCTTTCTTAACAGACGGCGTGTCTTTTAAGTGGATATACCCGGTCCAGCGTTTTCCAGTATTATATGTATGTTCTACAACGATATAATTACCAACTTCAGAACCGTATCCTTTATCAACTACAAATCCATCTTGCCAAGCTAATACGGGGCAATATTGCATAGCATACCAACCAATATCTAATCCTTTATGACTAGGCCAACTGAATGGTTTTGTTATACCCGCCGCATCTGTTAAAGGTATAATTCCTACATTATTTCCATAAAATGCCATAATGTACCCCTTATTCAAAGCGAGATATGGTGATAGTACATGGACCTAATATTTTTATCATATTCATACTCCACTGTTCATCATAATAAATACTCGCATCACCATCAATGTCATATGTTGATTGGTCGTCAGCTTCTAACAATATTCCTTTTTCAGTGTCTAATAACAGAAACGAAAAGGTTTTTGTTTCACCGGCGCCTACTGGCACGTAACCGCTTGAATGATATGTACCGTTGTCGATTACTAAACCGAATACAAGGTTAGAGTCATTGTAGTCAACTAAATCCATTACTATTAAGGAACCATTGTCGGCGGCAGTAATAGTCACGTCAAATGGTGTCAGTCCGCCACCGCCTGAAACATTGACATCAGCCAGTGCATACTGTGATACATCTATATCTGTACCGTTTTCGGTGATGGTGATTTTACCTGTTGGGGTAATACCACCGCCTCCATTTTCAAGAGCATCTGCGATACGCTCTAAATAACCTTTTTCTTTTGTATAATTAGCCATTCATATACCTCCTTATACATATTTATTATAATATATTTTCATATTGTTTTATATTATTAATTAAAATTATTTACCGTGTTCTTTCCCACATATATACACCTAAATAAGGCTGTACAATGTTGTGATAACCATCACCGCCAGCTTCAGTAGTATCATATGCAGTATTATAAGCTGTACCATAACTTGTACCTGAAGCTGTTCTCATTGCTGTTCCAGTACCAGCCGCATTGACTAAGTTTTTATATGATTGGTGTTTATGTTTAGGCATCTCAGTAGTTGTTAATTTGTGTGTATATTCACCGCCAGTTTCACCGCCAGTAATGGTTTTAGTATTACTATTACTATCAGTACCCGTTCCAACACCCATTAATACTCTGCCTTGTCCTATCGCAGTCCAAGTACCAAAACCAAATGTTGTTCCAGGATTAGTACTACTAGTTGATATATAAATTGAACCTACTGGATAAACGGCTTGTAATGTAGCAATTTGCTGACCACTTTGACTCGATGAAAATCGCATTAAAAATCTATTTGTACTTGCATCTTTCCATATTCTTCCAACTTCAGTACCTGAATAATCTTGGAATACTAAATCTCCTGGGTCATTTGTAGTAGTTGAACTAGCTCTTAAGTTTAAATCTTTTCCATCACGAATATTAACTTGCTGAGCATAAAAATTATAACCGATTTCGGTAGCCATCTGACCAAAAGTAGCACCAACACCACTTCCAGCATCATAAACACTAAATGGCATTTCTGCTTTTGATAATACTACTTGGTCTTCATTACTACTTAACTTATCTGTAATAACTGCTCTGAATGTATAAGAAGAACTAGTCTGATATGTACTTAAAATGGTGCTCATCTGTACCCAAGATGTTTGGTTATTAGTGGTTGTATTATATGTTATTAAAGCAGTTGTACTACTACCAAGATATACTTTTATAGTTGCACTGTTTAATTCACTTGAATTTGACGTTTTCTTTATTGAAGACCAAGTCCATTTTAAGCTAACTTTTGCATATGTTCCTAAAGCATTTATAGTACCATCTTGTAAACACCTAGCAACATTTATTTTAACCGTAGGAGATGTATATGCATTTGCTAAAATTGTCCGGTTTGACCCAGTTCCTTGTCTACCTCTACTATCTAAGACCCTTAATGTTAAAGTATTAGACGTATTAGCTAAAACATCTGTAAATGTTGTAACTTGCGCGCCTGTTCCACCAGTTGTTTTACTTTCACTTCCTAAAGTTAATGTTCTATTTGTAACTGTTGAACCATGAGAACCACTAGCGCTACTCTTTACAGCAACAATCGAATAACCTTGTATAAATGGCCATGTTGATGCTGACCATCCAGTTATTGCTTTTACAACGGTTGATTTTTCTTGTGGATAAGTAGAATCAGTAACATATGAAATAGTTGGTGTATAGTTAGCTGGAACTGTAACAGTTAAAGACCCTGTACTTTCCATAGCTGTTCCATTATAAGTAATATTTGGATAAGTATCACATCTTAATGTACAACTAGTTCCATTGGCATTTGGTAATGATGTTGAAACATCCGGTATTGTAAATGAATATGTTTTATTTAGTTGAGATGTTGATTGTCCTATCAAAGTATAACTTGATTCTGTTCCTAACTTATAATATAACTTATGACTGAACATTTGTGTTTTCTGAGTAACAAGTATTGAAATTGTTGTACCCATCCGAGCAGTAGAAACAACACTTATATCACTTGCTCTAGGAATTGTTGTAGCAGAAGCTGTTAGTGAAATAGTAGTATTATTAGGTAAATAACTACTTGACCAACCATATGTAACACTAGCAGTTATTGATAATGACCCATCAGCATTACCGGTTAAATCACCTGTCCAAGAACCTATTTCAACCCAGTTATTATACTGTGTACTATGAGAGCCTCTAACATTTGAGTTAGGTGTATAACTTGCACCAGCGTCTGTTGTTATTGAAAATGTAGCATCGCTGTCAGCTTGGTTAGTATAATATGATTTAACCGCTAATATCTCGAATTTTACAGTAACATTATGGGAGTTATTAGGAGTATCTGTTGAATTTTCTATAATTGTTAATTTATAAGTATATGACCCATTACCCCAATCTGGGCATGCGACTGATTTTGTTGTAGTTCCTATCTGAGCCATAAATTACCTCCTAACCATTTTTCTTAAATAAACACCAAGTATTACCATTATTCATTTCTTGAATAACCCAGTGACCTGTATTATAACTATCTGCTGTGCAACCATCTGCGGTAATAGATACTTTTGTTGTACCTTCATATACTAATGCAACCTGACTATCATTAACTAATACATAGTTTGTATCAGGATTTGCTCCTACAAAGCGCGTATCAGTTGAAGTAATACGAACTCTGTTAATAAGTTTCTGTATCTCCTCAGCATTAGCTTCGATGTCATCTTGCATACCACTTGTTTCTCTCGAAACAACTGTACTTGCACCTAATTCTATCTGTTCAGGTGTTTGAGTTATCCAAGTTTGAACCGTCTCTCGATTATAATCCTCTAAATCTTTAACTCGCTTAGTTAATGAATTTATAGTTCCTTCAACCTTATCAACGATAAGATATGTTTCCAACTCTCTGATACGTTCACTAGTTGATTTTGTAAAATCAGTTTCGCCCGCTTCTGGTGCATGGCTTTCCATATGTTCTGTTAAACCCGGACCAACAACTATTTTATTTGATAACCATATACAAGGTACTGAAATTGTATCGCCATCATTAGCAATTGTAACAGTTATAATATCACAAGGTTCATATAAGCAATAACCAAATGAATCAAATTCTAGTGTCCAGTAACTTCCCCAGTCATTTAATCTGTCTAATATTCCATCAAGGTATACTGTTCTATCTGGAACATCATTAACAGTATATCCTTCAACTATCTGATTGTTTTCAATTCTGATAGTTTCACCCGGAACTCTTTCTGGCGGGTCACTATTATCATAAGTATACCGAACAACGTTATCTTCTTGAGGAGCCCTTGATAAAACAAGTCCTGTAACAGTTTCAAACTCTTTATTTAATTTTATTGTAGATAATTGTGTTTCATCTATTGTAGTCTGCGTATCTGTTGGTACTAAAAGTTCAAGCGCACCATTCTTTACAACAATACATCCACCTAAGATTTCTGCAAAATCATCTAATACATCTCTATAGGTATATTCTGCTGTATATGTTTCCTGTTTTCTTTGAATAGCCATTATTCCAGTTGTTGGAATACTATTACCACGACTTAATCCTATCCGAGACGCTATTGCATCAAAGAATGTTATATTATAAATAGTATTTGCTTCATAGTCAATTGACAACTGATAAGATTCCATAGCACTTAACATTTCATCATATGCCGTTATTCTAGTTGTTTTATTTTCTAAATTCTGTAAACTCTCAGTTACAGTAAACTTACCATAATCAACATAATAATAATTCAAACCAAAATCTGATGAAACGCCGATTCTAACTTTTGTAAATACTTGGTCATTAAGCACATACAAACCATTAAGTTCAATTTCAACGGAATTCATTAATGATTTAAGTAATGCGCATTCATTATCAAAGTTTATTGTGTTAACATTTAAGTCTGTAAACATCAATGTCTCAATACCGCTAACTAACCCATATATACGGCAGGAGACCATTCTGCCACTCATCTCCATAGCAGAAATGAATTGACTAGTAAAATCTCCTGTCGTTTCTTGCTGAGTCAGCGCGTTATATTTTATTTTAGCACTTAACATTATACAGTCCTCCTCTTATTTCCTATAATGGAAAACTGTGAAATAATCGTTTTATTAGTATTAGCATTTAATAATGCAGTTTCAATATCACCAAAATAGAATGATTCAGTCTTTAATGATTGAGTTTGAACATCAAAGTATTTACAATAAACTGATGCTGAATTTAATACGTTTAATATTGAAGTTAATGTCCGAGCGGTTAATTTATTAGGCATAATTTCAACTTGAAGTTTGGTAAACACTCCTACTAAAGTTGCTTTATTATCGCCTGCCATATTTCTACCGCTGTCACTTGACCATAGTTTTGGATATAAAACTTTATACGATACTAAGTGTGAAATATCTGTACCACCACTACCAGAACTATCTGTTCCAATGATTAATATTTTAGGGTCTGCCATATTATCACTCCTTATCTATTAAAGCTAAAATCTAACTTTCTCTGATTTTCAGCAACTGTTCTAGCTAATACCTTACCATCAACTACTAACTGTACTACAATAGGCTGATTTCCTTCATCCTGAACTCTTCTGAAAGCCTCTACAATAGTATCAAGTGGAGCTTCAATATTCATACCTGATTTCTGGTCACCAAGTACTGCCATAAACTCTTTGTTTGGAGGAATAACAGCGCCTTGTGCTAATCTCGGAATACTTATTGTTCCTAATGTCGATAAGTTAAATCCAATTGATTTTCCACCAATATTAGGGATCCAATCAGGAACTGTAAAACTTAAACGATTCAATGCTCTAATAACACCATTGATTCCAGCAATAATACCATTAGCCATTGATTCAACTCCACCAATAATAGCATTAATTGTCTTCTTCATATTATCCCACATTCCTGAGAAAATATTTAAAACAGAGTCTTTCATCTGAGTAACTTTATTACTAACAGTAGCTTTTATATTCTCCCAAACTTCAATAACTTTATTCTTTATATTATCCCATAAAGTACTAATGCCATTTATCATTGAGCTAATACCATTAAATAATCCTTGCATCAAATCAATACCAAATCCTTCAAATACAGTTGATGGTGAATGAATACCAAACAAGTTTTTGAAAGCCGTAATAATTGGGTCAAATACATTTTGTCTAATCCAAGTACCAATATTTCGTAAACTCTCAGCAATACCTTGTAAGAATCCCGCTATAGCATCCATACCTAAACCAGAGAAAATGCCAGATATAAAATCAATTAATAATGAAGGCAAAACTGTAAAATTAAATATAAGTATTTCAGTTAATGCTTTTAAGAAGGCTGCTCCCAATTCACCTAAAACTGTTTTCCAATCTATTTTTGCTAAACCAGTTCTAATATTATCAGCAATTCTCTGCCAATTTATTGTCGATAATGTTTGACCAATAAAGTTATACCAAGTAGTTAATAGATTTATGGTTCCTAATATCAGGATGACAGCAACTTTGCCCCAGTCAATATTTGATATTGCCGTAGCAAAAAATTCACTCATCTTTGTCGCAAAAGTTGCCCAATCAAACTGAGTTATAAATGCATAAACTGCTAATATAGCAGTATTTAATCCCTGCGCGATATTCCAGCCTAATAATGTCCAATTCAGCGTACTGATAAAATCATTTATATTCTTAACAATATCCGATACAATTTTAAATACTTTTAACTGTATCTTTTCCCAGTTAATGTCATCTAATAAATCATTGATTTTTGCGGCTAAGTTTTTACCAATATCATCTAAATTACCAATATTAAATTCTGGTAAATCATAACTACCAGCACCACCATCATTATCTGATAATTTATTCATTTCATCAAAGGCGGCAACTTGTCTTTCTTGAGCTTTAGCCGAAGCTTGAGATGCTTTTGCTTGCTTCTTTAAAGCATCAGTATTAACACCTAATAGTTTAATAAATGATAGGAAATATCCCATTAATTTCAGAATTAAGTTAACAACATATTCAACTACAGGACCAATTAACTGACCTAATGTTGCCCACATTGTTTGTAATTTTGTATTTAATTCCTCATTCCGGGCCATGTACTGATGTGTAGCTTTACTAATAATTGTAAACAAACTTCTAGCTCCTACCATAGCAGCCATCATTCGTTTCATTGACATTGCACCTTTACCGGCACCTTTTACTAAGTTAGTAAACATATTCTTAAAACCACCAGCAACTTTTTTTGTGATTCCTTGTAATGAACTAAATGATGATTTTATCATTTTTAAAGCGCCGCCTGATACTAATTGAATCAATGATGAAAACATTCCACCATGGCCTTCTTCGTCTGTAAAGCCTAAGTATTGAGAAAGAGTTTCACCACTTTTAATATGATTAATTTCATCTTCTAAATCATGAATAATGTTTACTAATTTATTCATTTTTTCTATCTCTTTGTCACTTAACAATTCGATAGGTTTTTCTTTCATCTTATCTAGTATTTTTTGGGTATATTGTAAATCTTTTTCAAGCGATTTCAATGAACTTTTATCAACTGTTAATTCAGCACTAAGTTCAATTGTTCCATCAGCCATTTTACTACCTCCTTCCTAGACCTTCATATTTTAATTCTAACAAACGTTTTGTCCGAGCAATATAATTATATTACTTGCTTTAAGACCTTTGTTAGAGCTAATAGGATTAACTCCTACAATGTTTTATTCCATAATGATTCAACATATGAATCATCTTCTTTTTGTTGAGTTGTTCTTGAATCCCATGTAAAGTATTGAGGGTTTTCATTTCGAAATTCCTGCTCATATTTCTCAAGTTTTTTACCTGATTTTATTTTATTTCGTATACTAACTATTGTTGATAAAGCACCTTCTCCAACACCCATATAATAACCAATGTATGTCCACCAATGAATATATGGGCATGACCTTGTTTCAAAACCGGCTACTTTGTTTACCGCTGAACTGATTAACTGAGAATCTCTTTCCCAATCAACTAGTTTATAATTAACAGCTCTGCCAACATTGTCATCCTGCCCACAATTGAAAAACTTATTCATTTCTAAACAAGCTTGCTCAAGGTCTGGAAAAATCTCTAAATCTTCATAGCAGGTTAAATCTTCATAAAAAATAATTAAACAGGAGATAATTCGTTCCTCCTTGCTTAATTCCTCATCATCTAAGGCTTTAAAACAATCTAATACAAGTCGGAAGTCACCTCTTTCTCGTATTTTGAACTCCTTATCTCCTATTTGTATGCTAGTAGGCAGAGTATACATTATTTGCCTTTCTTAACATATTTTGCAGTGTGCTTTTCTACTCTTTTATTTACCTTCTTTATTTCTGCGGAAAGATTTTCATCATACAATTTACTAAGAACATCAATTAAAATCTCATAACGTAATCTACCATTAATAGGGTCATACATTGAGCCATTAGGAACACATACCTCGCAAACATTTGAATCAAAAATAGCGTCAACAGCAGTCCTCATTTCAGAATCAATATCATCAAGAAAATCTGCTATATCAACAAACTGGTCGTCTTTAAAATCCGGAATATTCTGAAGCTTTTCTTCCAGCTTCTGTAACTTCGGATAAAATTCTTTTATTCTTTTAATAATGTTTAAATCTGAAGTATCAAGTTCCAAAATACGATTTTCATCGCCATCAATTGTGAATTGTTTCTTTCGAAAAACACTAAGGTCAATATTCTGTAATTCTGCCATGTTATCTACTTTCTATTTTTAACTACCAAATAAACTACTGTTTGCGGTAGTAAATGTAAAGTCTTCTGCTAACTTATCAATAGTTCCTTCTGTAATATCATTACTGAAATGTACTTCAAATGGTAATGCTAAGAATGATTCACCGCCCATTGAAGTTGGAATAATTGAACAACCACTATGTTTTACAGTGTAATACTTAGCATCACTAACTGTAGTGGTACCCTGAATAATGAATAATGTTACAATGTAAATATTAAACTTACCATTATAAGCATTAATATTATTTGTTAAGGCAGCAGTTGTCATGTATTCACCTAACTTTTTACCACCAATAATATAGTATGGGTCAAAAGTCTGACTCGGCTCAGTTTTATTAATATCAGTATAGGTAATACCTAAAATATCTGTTGATGTTTCAATGTCAGCATTGAACTCAATACTTGAATCTGGGGTTCTTGTACCAAGAATTTCTCTACTAACAGTTACCCGATTTGTGCCAGTACCAATCGTAATTGTTCCATTTGCATCAGGCCATTCAGCGATAGTAACCATTAACTTTCTCTGAGCGCGCTCATTAGTTTGTAAGTTCATTTAAAACTACCTCCGTTCTTATGTTATATATTGATTTTGTATAATCAATATATTCAATTCTTATTGTGATACTGTATCGAGCTAGAGCTGGTGATACTGTTGTATCAATACTATTTAAATTAGGGTTTGTTGTAGTTGTTGCTATGCTATCAATAACACAATTACTTCCGAAATCAGGGAATACTCTATTTTCATTTTGGGTTTCTATCCAATCAATTACTGCTTGAACATCTGACATGTCCTCTACATTTTCATCTGGATATAAAACATTTTTTGAAATAGGGTTTGTTGAGATTGACTTGAAGATTATAATTGTAAAATCATACCTCTTAGCAACACTACCATCTATGTATGGTTGATTTATCATAGTGTCATTTGAAACAGTTATGAATTGAGTATGGTCGTTTTTAGCATTTATAAAGTTGAAATATAAAGGAGTATCCTTGATACTTGGACAAGTTAACAGATAATTTATCACTGCTTGGTTTTTATCCATGATTTATCCTCCTTGTTATTATTCGCTTTACTTCTTCAACGAACTCATCACCGCGGTCATCCATCATCCTTTTGTCCCAATGACTATCAGCTAACGGATGCCGTTCGTGATTATATTCAATATCTTTACCGGTAGGAGTTTTAGTTCTTCCTGGTATGCTTCTCCAACCAACTATAACTTTTGTTCCACCAATGTCTTGATATATAGGTATATTAGGTCCGTATACAATACCCTCATACATATAATGTGCATAAGGTGATGTATATAATACATGCTCTGGAGTTACTTCTACAGTATGTGCTAATACGCCTGTTTGCATTGGTACATAAGGGTCACAATATCTGAATAATGTATTATGAATTTCTAACATAGTATCTGGGTTATTAAGTACATCTTCAACTCGTTCCTGTAGATTTTCAGTTTCGAGTTTTAATTTTATACTTACTTCTGGCATTTATACTCCTAGTACATGATAATGAGGAATACCTCTACCAAACCCAGTGTTGTCACTGAAATTGTTTATTATCATGCATCCTTGCCATTTATACTTTTCAATTAAATCACTTGACCTCTTCCCGTCTTCATATTCATTAATAGCATCACTTACGCTTCCTTTAACAATTATATCTCCCTGAGATAATGTGAATTTATTGGATAGTTGAGTTTCCCATATTTCTCTACTTACATATTTATCATTAACAGGAATCCTACAAATGATACTATCTGAGTTTAACTGAACATCGCCAAGTTTCATTAGTTGAAAATTATTCTGCCAAAAACAGTTGTTTAATACTGTTCTATACCAGGTTACTATGTTTGTTGTTGGGTCTTCATAACGATTATATATTGTGATTGTATCTGACCACCATACTGGATATAAACTACTCATCAGGATATAACCCCCTATAAGTTAGTTTTCTATTCAAATCATCACATACTCCATCTAAATATCTTGTAATCAACTTATTAATTTCTTTTTCTGAGTTATCAAGTACATCCTTGGCACTCAAAACGTTAAAACTAATTGATACACCGTCATTTGATTGGCTAGCAATTCCGGCACCATAATAACTGCCACTAGTATCTCCTGCTGGAACATTTAATGCACTCATCTTAGCTTCAATTAATCTTGAAATGTGATAAATACATTCCTGTACTTCATGAGGTATTTCAGCACCTCTAGAAAGCATTTTCTTAATACGTCTAAATGTTATCCAATCAATATATGCTCTAGCTTCGTATTCAATATCATTAAAGGCGGCTTCGGATAATGACCCACCCATTTCCACATATTCTTCATAAGTAAGATACATTCTCTTTTACCGCCTTTCTTTTACTTTTTAGCTTTTGCTTTCTTCTTAGGCTCAGCCCGCTCTTCAAAAATAACTCTATTCTTTTCTTCAAGCTGTTCTTGTAAGGCTTTAACCTTTGCTTCTAATTCAACAATTTTCTTTTCAGTTTCTAAATAATACTTCTGTAAAAACGGTAAATCATGCAATACCATTTTCTTAACTACTTTTCCTGATTCATCAATTAACCGATACCCTAATTCTAAGTACTGGTCAATTTCTTCATCAGGAATATCTAATACTACATTAGCTCTCTGAACTGTTGCCATAATTAGTTAGTAGTTGTAGTTGTGGTTGTACCGCTTGTTCCAGTTGTACTACCTGAACCTGGAGTAATGTTGAACTGTAATGCATCAGCCTTCTTATTTAAAATGAATGCATCTTCGAATGATTCTTCATAATAAATATACTTGCCTTCACTGCCTGCGCTTGGTTCATCTAACTGAGAGAATGAATAGCTTACAGGAGTAATTACAGCGTTTGGATGTACTAAGAACATATTAATCTGAGCGGCACCTGCGGCTGGAGCCCAGCCTGATGTAAAGTTATAAGCTGTCTTCATTAAGATTGAAGGAACACCAACTACCTTAACTTCATCCAGTCTATTAACAACACGGTCAATTAAGTTGTTGTTCTTTGTTACATCTAAGCTTCTGGATACCTTTTCAGCGTTCTTTAACAGAGTCTTTACTTCATGAGTGCAATATAAGATACGACCATTAGCAGGAACTCTAGCATTGTCCATATTTAACATTAACTGGTCAAATACACCCAATACATTTGCTTCGGTTAAAACTGTAGTATCAGCTTCCTTGCCTACATAAGCATCATGACCGGTGCTTGCGGCAATGTCAGTTGTCCAGTCTGCATATAATTTTGAAATCAGGTAAGCATCCATTTCAGGGAACTTCTGCTCTTCATTGAAAACCTGTGTAATATTTGCAATTGTGGTAACTAAGTTTGTCTGATCAATATCCATTGGATGTACTAATGTTGACCACTTTCTCTGGTTACTTAATACCTTGGTTTCCCATGAGTTATCATAATTTCTCTGAGCGGTTGCAATTGTGTCTCTATTTGCGTTAACACGTCCGGTTGTTGAAATTGTCGGAATTTCAATTGTCTTAGCATTTACCCATCTGTATCTACCATTATTTGGAGTTGAATATAATTCACCGAAATTTAATACATAAGGATATGCCTGAGCTAATGCCCTTGAATACTCTACTGCATAGTTTAATGCTGCCATGTTTTAATCCTCCTTCTGAAATATTCTTATCTTATTCTGACTTTACTCCAGTAAAACTGAAATGGAATGGGTTAGACTCCGAAACCTCTGTGCCTGGAGTAGAATCAACAAAGGTTGGTCTTGTTGGAACTTCTGGTTTCTCCTCAGTTTCTACATAAAAGGCATCTGAATTATCTGCTGAATAAGCATTAACGAAATCTTCTGCACCTAAGATCTTACCACCATCCATCGTTAATCCTTTTGAAATCATCGTCTGGATAAAGTCTCTCTTAGCTGCATTACTTGTAAATCTCTTACTAGATGCAAAATCTCTTACAGCAAACTCATATTCCTGTTTCTTAAGCTGTTCTTTGTAGCCTTTAATATCGGCATCATACTTGCCCTGTAATTCTGAAAAATCGTTCGTTAATTTATTTAACTTCTCTACATCGTTACCAGCTTCAGTAAGCTTTAATTTGAGTCCATCTAAATCAGAATCTCTCTGAGCAATATCACCAGTTAATTTAGTAATCTGCTCATCTTTACTTGCAAGATCACTGTCATACTTGCTTTTTGATACATAATTACCTTTTGATAAATCTGCTAACTTGAAATTATTTGCTTTAATCGCTTCCATAAATTCATCATAGGTTAGTGCATCATCATTAAATAAAACTTTTAAGAAATCCATCTTTTCCTCCTTATATTCTTTCATTGGTTTAATTTGTAAAGCCCTAGTCACCTTCTAGGTTGGAATATACCATTTTTTAAATGTTGTTAGGTGCAACCTTATTCTACATATTTATTATATAATATTTATTACAATAAATAAATATATAAAATTATTCTGACATCTCTTTTGCTGTTAATGGTTTATACCCCTCTACATAATATCTGTCTGTCTGAGGTTTTAACTTAGCATCAGTACAGAATGAATGATATTCTCTTAATAATTCATTTACTTTACCATTCCATACTTTTGCTTCGTCCATGTTACCAGCTTCTTTAAATGCCATTTGATTTTCTTTTGCATACCTTATCTCTGTCTCTAACTGTCTTTGACGCTGAGAGCATTCATATAAGGTAAGATGTTTACCACTAGGTAATGTATATCCTTCATGGTTCTTTTCAATTAGCTCATTAAGCCGCGCTTGGTTGTAGACGGGTTTATTAACTCCTATTACTATTGAAAAAGCAAAATGTCTACAATTCCATATTCCTATTGCTCTTTCTATCGGCTCAAATTCTCTTCCATTTATATCTTTAAATGGTAAAGCATTCTGTAATTTATCAAATTCTTCATTAGTAAACTGATGCCCTTGTATTGGTTCATGGTCTGGAGCTGAGTTAAGATGAACTGATAATTCCTTTCCATCAGCTCCAAACTGTTTGCCAACTTCGTCCTGAACCCCTTGATTTATTGCTCTAATGCCACCAAGTAAGTTTCTACGGACTGCCGTATCAAGTCTCTGCGTATATCGTCTACCGCTTTCAGGGTCATATTCAACTCTTCTAATACCACTATCAACTAGCTGTTTAATAGTCCTTCTCATAGCAGTATTATAATCAATAACACCACTTTGACTTGCCTGTACTGCTTCATCTATTACTGAATAATATGTTTTACTGATTGAGGTAGGTTTTAATACTTTTGGATTTTTTAAGTCCCTAATCATAAATGCTTGTGCTTTTGATAAATTAATGTATTCATTAGCTGTTTCATTTGCTATTGCCGATACCACTCTTTGTAAATCTTTATTTTCATCGAATGGTATATATGGTTTTTTCTTATAGTTATAATATGGCTCAGCATCTTTGTAAGAATCTAAAGCAACCTGTTTGATTATTTTCTGTATCTGTCTTACCTGTAAATCGGTTAATTGGGATATAACTTTATTTATTTCTCTTACATCAGCACCATTCTTTAATAACCTTTCTAACTTATATACATCACTAGGCAGTAGCTTACCAATTTCTTTAATACGTTTTGCAATTGTTTTAATTACATACATATTAATGTATTCTTGTCTATCAACTATTGGCTGTATTAATTTATCAATAGCATCATCACTTAGCATTTATCTTACTCTCTTTCCGTTAAAGATTTGTATGTTTTATTCTTTAATATCACAGTGTTACCTCTTTATTGTCATAAATTGCCATAGAATTATTCACCTCTTTCAAAGTTATTAAATTGTTTTATTTTCAGTCTAAAGTGATTTAATATTTTTTCTATATCTTCTGTTTCTATATGGCCTAGTGGTCTGTTTTTATAAAAACGTGTAAGACGATATTTTTTCTTAAAACCACAAGTTATTAAGTACATATAGTCATCAGTTGAATAATATAGCATTATTTAACCCGCACAGTAATAGTTGCTGATGAGTCTTCATTTGTGTCGTATACTTGGTAATAGTTGCTGACTCCCTCATTAAAGTTGACCAAATTTGACACCGTACATACATCAGGGTAAACAGTAAAACCTACATAATCACCGTTAGCATTAAACAGATAGTATAAATCTAATGTTGTGGTTGTTCCGGCCTCAAATAGCCCTTGATACCATGCAGGGTCAACAAGCATATCATAATGCAATTCTTCTTCAGGGTATGATATTACATAGCCCCGTATTGCTGGATAAGTGTTGTTTATGAGGTCATAGAAATAAACGTCTGTTTCTGTGCTATTTACTACAGTCAAAGTAGTTTTTAACAATTTTAAACTGCTTACATTTACGTCAGCCAGAGCGTACTGTGATACGTCAATACCAGTACCGTTTTCTGTTATTGTTATTGTCCCTGTTGGTGTTATGCCACCACTCGGTAACTGCTCTACAGCATCAGCAATTCTTTCCATATAGGTTTTAGTGTCTAAGTATCCTCTATCAGGATGTTCTATTTCTGCTTTTTCTTCTAGCGCTACAGCTATTCTTTCTAAATATATTCTTTCATCTTTACTCATTTATTTATCCTCCTATAAAATTGGTAAATTGCCATAGTGTTCACCTCTTTATGTTAAAGTGCCTTTATTGTCATAAATTGCCATAATCAGTCACCGCCTATCCTATCACTGTTATACTGACAGATGAATTGATTGTCGGGTTAGTTATACATAAGATATTTTCTTCATTTAAATAACAGTTTATGAAATCACTGCAAGTAACTGCATCAGTTAATGCGGTTACATAATAGTCTTCCGCGTCAGTACTATAGCGGTATAAGGCTTTAAATGTTCCACTATCTACAGTTGGACTAACTATCACAGTATTATTTTCCTGAGGAATCAGAAAGCCGTCATCATTACAAATAGTAGATTGCACACCTTCATATGTAATAGTAATAAGGGGCGCAATATCGGTAATATTACCACCGCCACCGCCACCGGATCCACCACCCAATTTTCGGGCGAGTAAAATTTCAAATAAATCCATAGTCACACCTCTTAAACGGATTCAGTGCCACCGCCAGACTCACCGACTTTATTCCAAGATGTTCCGTCAAAGTAATAGAAATCGCCTGTGTCTAATTCTAAAAACAAGCTATTTTCTGTAGCATCTGTTGGTTTATCATCACCTTTTAATCCACAATACTGACAAGGTGATTTTCTGTTAAACTTAAGAATTGAAATCATATTTACCTCCTTTTATAATGGGTGATTAAATACATTGTTAAGAATATGCCAAAGCTGTACTGCACCGCTTGTACCCCTTTTAACTCTGTATAAATAACCCTTCATTTTTACTGTTGTGTTTGCCTGGTCTACTTTACCTGCGTTTGATGTAGTGAAGTAGGTTGTAGAACACCTTGCTGACAAAGTTGGTGTTTTAATAGTCATTGTCGGTGTCAGCGAAGATGTCGAACTGAATGTCGGTGAGTTTACGGCTGAAATGTAACAAGGACTATATGTTGTATAAGCCATAGATATTGCCGATGATGACGACCAATATTTCAGCCAGGCAATATAATATAAATCCTGCTGTGCTGCTGTATAGTTAAACGTTTCGGATTCTGCGGTTGCTACCGTTGAAGGTCTTTGGAATACAACTTGTGTATACAAAGTCAATGCTCTCAACGGGCTTCCCTTTGATGCACTCCATGTACTCTTATACGCAATGTCACAATCGCTTATCCAATATATTATATATTCATAATTCGTTAAGTCCAATGTTTCAGTAGTGGATAACGTTTGTGTGGCTTTAATTGTTGTTGCGGTAGTCGATGGTGTCCACGAAGCATAGCTTGTTTGATCCAAAGTCGTACTCAAGGAATACAACTCTTTAATGTACTCTGGATTCTCACCGATCCAATTAAAGCTCAGCGTTCCGTTAGTCTGAACACCATTTGCATCAAAGAATATCTTTGGTGAAAGAACATCGCTTGCGGTTGCGGTTGTGGGGGTAGTATCAACAAATCGTGCTGTTCCGTTTCCAGTCGGCAAATCCACAGCAGGCACATCTGAATATGTCCGACCTTGTAAGACTATTGTCTGTGCCATATTATCACCTATGAAATACTTAATACTTTCGTTGTGCTGTCCTGACTAATTGTTGCTGATGTCAATGATCCTGCTACACCGAAAATCGTTACCCCGGAAGCGATATTGGCTGATGTTAAGTTAGCATCACCCTTAATTGTCTGCGTTCCTGAAAGATACTGTCCTGAATTGATTGTCTGGTCGCTTGTTGTCGGTGTATAAGTCTGTGCTGCCTTACTTTGGATAGAGCCAGTATATTTGGTTCCATCACTATAAGCTGTTACACCCTGCAACATACTTGCACCGCTATTCAATGTAGCATCTGATGTGTCAACAAATACAGCGTTTCCAGATGTTGTTTTCGGTATCTGTACTGATGGTACGTTAGCGTATGTTACACCATTTATTACTACGTTCTGTGCCATATTTCCCTCCTTATGAAACGGTAATGTATGCACCGTTATAGGTTATCAATCCATAATTGCTAGGAATTGGATTAACCTTTATATTGTCTCTTACTATTGTGCCGGCTGTTGCTAAAATTACTTCGTCTTGAGACGGTGTTACTTCCACTATTCCAGAATATTTTGGATATAAGGAAGCATCAGTTTTTATGTCGCCGTGAAGACTCAATTTCTTTATATCAGAATTACCCGATACTGAAATATTTGTTTTTAGTATATTGCCCTTTACTTTAGTATCGCTCATTGTAAAGCCTCTCCTAATTTCGTTGTTGATAATACTTTACCTAATGGCATTCTTCCTACTTTAGATGAAACAACTTCACCATCTTTATATAGTCTTATCTGGTATTCAACTATGTCTGGTGATGCAAATGTTTGTTGCTGACTTACTGATACACAATAATTTTCTACTTCACTATCATAAACTATTGTGCCTTGTAATAAGGTGTAACGATAAGTACCAAACATAAATTCTATATCGTCCCAGATATATTCATGTAAAGGTAAGCCATCTAAAGTATAATCAAGTTGGATGTATAATGTATCACCGTGATTTACTTTTGCCATATACAATCACCACCTATTCCATTTCATCATTCTGTGGTTTTTCTTGTGTACCCATTGCTCTCTGAACCATCATGTTTTCTTCAGCTGCTTCTCGGGATTCATCATTTATCTTCCGTAATGCTTCTTTTGCCTGAGATTCAGTCTCGCCAAAATACCACATTCTTACTTCTAACTTACTAGTTAATCCATTCTGCATCAGCGTAATTCTCTTATTCAACTCAGTATCAACATCAACTAAGATACTGTCGTCCCATTCAAATGATGCTTCGTATTCACCATCAGGTACTAAGTCATATAATGTAGCATATACATTCATTACATAAACTACATCCTCTAATGCTTTCTGTAATGCTTCTTGTATATCACAGTTGGCTTGGTATGTTCTCTGCTTTAATATCTTTAATTCAGTCGCTGTTCTGGCTTCTGAACTTACATCACTTAAAGTACCTCTACTTAATGCACATATGTCCTCAATCCTCATTAGGATATTATTTAAGCCATTAATGATTGATGCATCTCTTAATGCTGGAGCATATGGTTCAAATAATTCTTGATTAGGGTCAACGTCAACCTGTCTATATAACCTCTGCTGCATCTTAGGTAAGTAGCTTCTACCATCATTTCTGTTATTAGGGTCAGCCATATATGCAAATGCATCACGGTCAACGTTAACTGCCATCTCGCCAGCCTCAAATTCCCATAACATTCTACTAAACTGTAAATCAGCTTCTCTTATCTGTGACACTGCTCTACTATATCCACTTACACCTAATGGACTTAAAGTATCAATTGTATTAGCTTCAGGCATCTTGAAATACGCAAATAGTAATCTATCAACGTTAGCAATCTTTTGCTCCGGCTTTAAGCTTGCCCATTCCGGTACGTCTGTTAATGGTATTTCTTTACCTAAGTCAGTTTCATTAGTGTCTTTGCTCTGTGTTTGAGTATTTTCACTCTTAAATGCTCTATTCCTGACTGTTACTGTAGTGCCTGTTAATATATGATGCTCTAGTCTTCTATAAGTACTGTTTTTATCTATCTTCGTCTGTACGAATGCCGCTTCTGTAATCTCACCTCCAGCATTAAATGCTAACGGGAAGAATGCATCTGCTTGTATAAAGTCCACTTCCAACCGCTGTGTTTTCTTAGGAGTACCAGTCTTATTGTCAGTTACTTCTTTTGCTACTATATATGGCTTCATTACTAATCCACCCTTAGCAATACCATATTCTAACTGCGGTCTTAGCTTATCAATTACCTTTTTCTGGTATACTTCATTAAGCCATTTTGCCCTCTCGTCACTACCTACAGGCTGTGATTCAACTATTGTTCTTTCACCTCTTGGTAATGTGAGATCTCCTTCTTTTGGATCCTTGAATTCTGGATTTTCCTTTTCAACGTTTTTTGTTGGTACACTTATTTCTGATTGCATTTCGATAATTGCCATCCTTGCTTTTTCGCTTGCAATCATAGCAGGTAATCCTAAACTTACTACCTTTACCGGGTCAACGGAATTTCCACTCTTTATCCAAGGTGCTTGGTCTTTATACATATCATCCCATAACTTTAATGCTTCAGACATTCTATTTGACATTATAGGAGCTACATGTAATGTTTGTTCTATACTTTTACTAGGTAACATTTTTCGGATAACCTCCTTTATTTTCTGCCATAGGGTTGCCCACATTGTTTATTCGCCCCCTTTACATATTTTGTCTTACATACATATTATAATATATTTTATAAGTTTATTATATATCAGATAATAATTTCTTGGTTTTAATGTCATCTAGATGACACTCACTTCTTATAATCATAACTAGGCTTTTTAAGCTTTTTGAACCTAGATAATCTTTCTTATACTCATCCCATTTAAACTCTTCTTCATATCCATCATATTTAAGTGTCGGGATTATGATGCCTTTTTCAATCATTCTATTTACTTCCGCTATGGTGTATTTCATTTAATTTACTCTCCAATTCTCTTACTAAATATTCATCTTTCCAAAGTTTTGAGCGTATCTGTATTGTAAATTCTCTTACGCTGTTAACTGTACCGCCTATAAGAAAATCTACATGGTCAACAATGTTTGGATTAAGATTTATGACTTCATCATTTTTGTGATATTGACTTATATACTGTCTGAACATCCAATCATCATTTACTCCCTTTTCCCAATATTCTCTATATACTGGATTGCCTATCATATACATAAATGTCCATTCAGCGCACTCTTTCGCATATTCATTTGGAATCCTGATGCATAGAAATGAAAACCACATTTCTTTTATAGATACTTTACCAGCAGGCTGGTCTCCGTCGTATACGCTCTTAAACCCGCATACTATGCCTTTATCATATTTCTCAGTTATCTCTTTGAAATCATGACTTATAATAACATCATCTTGTAAATGCCAAGTGCCTTCTGCACTATCGTCTACTTGCATAAAAGCGTTCATACAAGCCCTTAAGTTACCTTCTCGCTTTTCATCGTTGTATACCCTTATGTCTTCTTTTTTTATGCCTTGCTCTAGCATTGATGGTATTAAGTATTTTTCCACATACCACATACGCTTTGGCATTGCGTGTATCATGTACTTAGCCATTATTTGATTTCTCCTTTATAGTATTTATCAGTTAAACTACCTGGTCTTAGATAATTGTAATAATATAATGGCATTTCCCAGTTTACAGTATCCTGACCGGCATCAAATACTGCTTGGTGGAAATACATATCCGCTCCATACTCTAGCTTGTTAAATCGTCTATTGGCTATCCTTGTACGTTTCCACCGCTTGTTCCATACTGCTACAAAAGGTCCACCATGATTATCAGTTGGTCCAGCATATCCTACGCCTTTCCATATAAATCCGAAACATAATATACCACAATCATCTTTAATCAGCTTTTTGTTTATCATGTCAAAAACATATTCATGTAACCACCAATCATCATCGTCCATAAATAAAATATATTCACCACTTGCTATATTCAATCCAGCATTCCTGGTTAATCCGTCTCTGCAATATTCTACTTCTATTACTTTATCGGTGTATTCTCTAGCAACCTGAGCGGTGTTATCTTTACAAGCATCGCATACTACTATTAATTCATAATCAGTAAAAGTCTGTATTTTAACAGACTCTAAAGCTTTTCTTATTCTGTGTTCTGCATTATGTGCCGGTATTATAACACTAAACCTCATTTATAAACCCTCTTTTAGCATAATCAATCACTATGCCTTCTCTTTCAAAGAATGGGACAACTTCTCTACACCATTTACCTCTACATATACCGGCATATTGCCAAGTTTTATAGCCCCAGTCAATGATATAATCACCACCGTTTATATAATAATCATAGCCACAATTATTCTGAGCAAATTCAACCTGCCAAGGATCCATAGACCCAGCGAGAACCTGCGAGAGCTTGGTTTTATCCCATAACCCACACATTATACTTACCTCATAAGAACTATTGTGCTGCCTTTTGAGAAATAGCTGTAAGCCGGTATCTTCGTCTTTAGGATCAAATGATTTTTCAAAATTGAATGTTGCTATATTGCCAACCAAATGCTCCGATGCATACTTTATTCTTTCCTCGTCTACTGGTTTTCTTATAAAGCAATCATCTATCATTATTAGTATCTGATTATCATCTATTTGCCGTAATGTTTCTCTTACCCCTTCTGTCCATCTGGATAGTGGGTAGTTAGTACATATTGTTTTATAATAGGGATTAGTTATAGTTTCAGTTTTGTATATTACTTCTGGATGGTTAGACCAATACTTTTCCATACAATGATGAAAAGGTTCAAAGGTATCACTATTCTTATCACAACTTAATACTAATATTTTCATTTCTTCCTTGACCAATCTAACTTTATCTGCACTACATTGTCTGGCTTACCATTAAGTCTGTTTTCTAAGTCTACTGTTCTTTTTGCTAATTCTGTAGCAGCTCTTGTCCTTTCACTTAATGGTGCATCTAATCCAAACTGATCTTTTATTTCCCCATTCATTACCTGCGTAAGATATTCCATTACCTGCTGAGCCGTTGCGATACTCTTTTTTGTCATCTTTTCCTGGCGTTTTCTGATTTCTTCCGCCACATTTACCTTCTTTAACAGCTCGCATCCAAACACCGCCGCTGACCTCTCCTTGTATCCTGCATATATTGCGGATTGTTTTGCATTACCTGTTTCTATGTATTTATCTATAAATAGTCTTTCTTTTGGAGTTAATGGTTTATCTTTTGTTATTGGTGCATTTCTGCCTTTTGCAGTATTTCCTGGCATAAATCATTTCTCCTTTCTGTTATTTATTTCTTTTCTTTTTTAAGATTATTAAGTTCAGATTTCCAATCTTGACCCATACGAATCATTCTCATAATTCTATCTGCTTCATTAAACTTTAATCCATATTTCTTACCAAAATCTTCTATAGCAGAAGCTGTTCTACCCATATTCATTGCATCAATTACCATATTTTTATAATATGTAACAGATTTATTATTATCCAATTTAGATAAATCTTTGATACTATATGTACCATCTTTGTTTGCTTTTACTTCATATCTGTCTTTATTCTCACCTTTTTCATATGCATTTGCTACATATTTATCACGAGTAGTTATTTCTTTTCCTGATTTTAATTCTCTAGATACTCTTAATAACTCATTATTGTATGCGTCTTTAGCAGCCTTAACAGAATCTTCATCTGCTTTCTTTGCTGCTTCATCCCATTTCTTATCTGCTTTATCATATAAATCACGCAACTGACTTTCAATATGATTTCTCGTCCTATCATCAAGGCTTTTATCTTTATCTAATTCTTTTCTAGCAGCATATATCTTATCTTTAACATCGTCTATATCTTTCTGTTTATCAGAAGCAAATAAATCTTTCTTAAGACCTGTTAGTTTATCGTAATAAAGTTCACTCTTATTACTGTTAATTTCTTTTCTCCAACTTTCACTCTTAGCAATCTGTTCCTGTTTTGTTTTTTCATCTTTATCAATCTTAGAAGATACTTCTGCCTTCTTCTTAGAAGATTTACTTTCTCCTTCCGATTTCTTATCAATATAATTCTTTACTGCTTCATCTTTACTTTGCCCCTCAAATATAGGCACATGAACACCATTAATTGTAATCCATTGCTTTATTTCTCTTGCCATATATTACCTCCTTATTCTTATCACTACTGGTATTTTTTCATAACCATTTATAAATGCAGCTAATGCTCTGTGACGCCCTTCTTGACCGTTTCTAACATAATCTATCCAAGGCATATAAAACTTTGTACCTTCTTCCATTTGCTCAGCATATTTTAAAACATATTCAAAATTGGCACCCATAATAGTTGATTCTAATGTAGCATTTTCATAAGCTTTATATGCACATTCTTCTAAATAAAACTTAGGACTCATCTCTACTATCTTTGCACTGCCTTCGTTTAACCACCTTTGAACATCAGAAGTACCGGTATCTAATTGAAATCCTTTATATTCTTTCTTAACGTTTTCTGAATATTCTTTCGTACGGTCTCTATTAATATATTCTTTGTAAGCTCCTTTGCGTTCTTCTTTAATTCTTTCTCGAGATTCTTTTGTAAGTTCTTCCATCTTACTACGAATTTCTCGGGACTCTTTACTAAGTTTATCATACTCTGCGTCTAATTCTTTACCCCTCCGAGTATAATCACCCATTATCCAAGCAATTTGTCTATCTTCTCTTGTAGCATTCTTAGGCACATCTAATTCATGTTTTAATTCGTCTTGTATTTTTGACATACGAGAGGATAATTCACTATCTTTTTTAATCAATTCTGTTAATTGTTTTGCTGCTTCTTTCTTATCTTGACTTCTGATATGTCCAGTTAACTTAGCAACTAATTCGTCCTGAGAAGAAATCTTCTTATTACTTGCTTTACTTGCTTGTTCTTTATTTTTAGCAATCTGAGTTTGCTTTTCATGCTCTTCTTTACTAATATAATTCTTTACTGCTTCCTCTTTAGTTTGTCCTTCAAATATAGGTACATGCACACCTTTTACTGTTATCCATCTTTCTATTTCTCTTTTGGACATAATTAGTTACCCTTTCTATTAGCATATTTCTCTAAAGCATATCTTACAGCGTCAATACTATGGTTATTTTCATCGGGATATGCGCTTATAAAGTTACCGTCTCTATCCTGCTCATATTCATACTCAATAAATTCTCGATATGTCTCAGGACATCTTTCTTTATCAATATAAATATGCCTTAAACCTTGTAACCATTTAATACCATATCTAACTGAATCCGGTCCTTTTCTTGCCCCTCTTATGTGAGCCCCGTATGCCTTAAAGTCAGCTATTGACTTTTCTTCAGCACTATCTGCAATAACCAGATCCTGTTTACCTATAAGCTTCAATTCATTATATAAGGTATTAAATACATCTTCATTCCTGGTCCTTGTAGTACTATACTCATCAAAAATATATAAATCTAACTTACTCCTGTCAAAGTATACTTTAACAAACCTGAATGGGTCTCTAGCAAAACCCCAGTCAATACCATAGTATATATTATCGAAAGTTTGATATAATGGTATTTGTCGACCATTTATATCTATTAACACGCTCATATCTAATTCTTGTGCATTCTGGAATACATCTCCACCAGTACCAACTGGTATACCCATATATTCATGCTCATATGCTCTTGGATTTATTTCTTTTAATTCTTCAGCATCCTCAATAAATTCTTCGCCTAACCACTCTTCAGGAACATCTAAATATGTATTTCTAATTACTAAGGTATTTTTCTTTCTCTTAGGGTATAATTCACAATCTTCAACATATTCGTTTGCCCAGTTATTCTTACTTATAGGAGGGTTAAAGCTTCTAAAATCCCAGAATATGTCGCCGCCACGTCTAGTGGACTGCGTAACTTTTCTAAGTTCATTTTCTCCTGCGAACTGGTCCAATTCTTCAAACCATGTTATACCTAAGTAACCAAACTCAACTTTAATTGATTTAACCTTGCTAGGGTCGTCTAATCCCATCATATATATCTTTTGTCCCGTTGGTTTATATACAATTGGATTACTATATGTTTTTGGTATCTGGAAAAATTCATCTAGTTCTAACTTAAATATAGCCCACACTATCTGAGTATATACACTCGTCTGTATAGTGTTGCCTACCTTTCGAAAACATATTGCATGTATATTAGGATTTGAGATAATTGTTAGAATAATTGCAATAGCAACAAAGGAAGATTTTGTTGAACCACGTCCTCCAGCAAATACATACGTCCTATGCTTGTGGTCTAATATATCTTCCAATATGTCATCATACATTTTAATAATTGCGTCTTCTAACTTTATATTTATTTCTGACAATAATTTCTCCTTAGAGCGAGATGGTCATATCCGGGTTTATATTGTGATAAAACAGAATCTATACAGGATAATTTTAGAGACAAATCTTGGGTTAGTTTTAGAAAGGAGTCTGAAATGATATGACCATCTCTATAGAAACAAGTTTACTTGGTTCTAGATTTATAATTTTCTTTTACTCTATTCCATTCCTCATTATCTTTAGGTATTTCTATACCATTTAATTCATACCAATAATCCCTTAAGAATAATACTATTTGAATTAAAGATGTAGAATTAAATAACTCAATGTTTACATTTTTATTCTTCTTTTCATCAAATACTGCTTTTTTTATACTGTATATAGTTACTGGTCTGTCTTGTTCATCGCTGTAAAATTGAGATGTAGTATATAGTATTTTTTCGCCTCGTGAGTTTATAGCTTGCTGTAGTTTCTTTACCATCGTTATATTACTACTTGGCATTATCTTCTACGTTTTCTTTTACTACTGGACCTACTTCTAACAGCTCTTCTTCTGTATCTTACTCTAATCTTCGCCATTATCAATCTGACCATTTAAATCACGACCGACATAATTAGCATTACCATCATCGTTTTCAATAGAAACACCATAATCTTCAACTGGTAAGCTTATATACCATATGAATGCTCCAATAGTAGCAAACCATAATATTAATACTGTAAGGAAAGCTATGAACCAACGTCGACTGTTAGCTTTCACCTCAATAAGTACTTCTGTAGCAAAATTCATATTAGTTTCATCGTTCGTCATGGCTTTCCTCCTTCAGATATATTATATATTAACTTTCATGATTTTTAAATATATAAAATATTATCAACTTCATCATCAAATTCTTTTCTTTGCTCTTTTGAAATCAACCCTGTAACATATGCCATTGCAACAGCTCCGTCATATCTATCAACTGTGGTTGAATCATGAAATTCTCTAATTTCTTCAATATGTTGTTTAATTAGTTTAATAGCCGTTTCTTTCTTAGATAACCCTGTTAATGTTTTCATGAGACCCCTTTCAATAACATTCTATTTGTATTAGTACGACTCATATATACAAACCACTTCTTCCCGTCTTCGTCTCTATACACGAATCCTGCTGTAAACATCCAAGCATTATAACTTATAATCCTAAAGTTCTTACCGCCTAAACTTTTCATCAATTCCTTGCATTCTTTATAAGCGTCATCTTTCTTTGATGACCACGTCTCATAGATTTGACTCAATCTCTCATAATTAGATTCACAATATCTATAATATTGGAACCTCATCATCTTAGTATTACACGTTTTCATATCTTTAACCCTTCTATAGTATTTACCCACTGAATGTTATTCCTATAACATTCACTCATTTGCCTCATCGCTTTCTTTAACTTGTCTCTATTAAATGACCACGGGTCCCAACTTCTCCAAATCATATCAATAGCAGGTTCTCGGATATAATACATATCCATATTACCCTCATCAACTTTTTCAATTATCATTACTCTGGTCATATTCCCTCCTTAATCTAAGGAGCTCTTCTAACTGAGCTATTTCTTCTCTAGCAGCTTTTCTGTTATATTCAATATGACTATATTTCAGTACTTCTTCATTAACTCTAATAAGAGTATAGATACCTTCAATCTTAACATGCTGAATATCTTCTTTACACATCTCAAATAAATCTTGCTTCATAATTAATTCTCCTCCAGAGCTTCTCTTAAAGATCTGCAAGAGTAACTTTCTTCACGAAGAACGATATAACCATACTGTGCAAAATACTGAGTATAATATCTAACTTGTGATAATGGTAACTCATTATTTAATAACTGCTGAGAAACTCTTTCACAACGTTCAATATCATGAACTAAACTATCCATATCACGACGAACAGAAGTTAACTTCCACTCGTTAACAGCCCACCACTTAAAGTTACTTCTGAATTCATCTAAAACCTTAGTACCAAGAGCAGCTTCTTCTTCTAAGTGAGCAACCATCGGAGTAACATCGATTTTTTCTTTCTTAACTTCCTTGTTTAACTCTGCCATCTTTACCAGAATAGCTTCACAATTTTCAACTAACTTATCAACGTTAACTTCTGAAACACCGTTGAACTCATCTTCTAACTTGTACTCTTCTGTTTTTCTCCAATCTTGATAAGTGAATGAATTCTTCAGATAATCAACTCTGATTGACAGATAATATATACCATTATACTTACAATAAGTAATAGGTAAACCTTTGTAATCATAACCTGTGAAGTATGAACCGTCATCTGAAAAATCTAAATCCTGTCTGCGTGTAAATCCTTTTGAAACTAAACTTAATCTCTTTGCCATCTTTCTTTCCTCTACTTTCTATAGCTCGATGGATGACCTCCATCTACATGATTATTATAGTATAATATTTCTCCGTAATCAATAGGAAAAATAAAAAAAATTAGAATAATTTTTTATACTTTCTTATCCTAACTTTTTCAATACAGACAGGACCAAAACCTAACTTCCTATACTTTTCTTCTTTTAATTTTCTACCGCATCTTAAACATCTATCATATTCTTTGATTATAGGCTTACTATTACTGTCTAATTCAATAACAACTTTCATCTCAATCATAATATATTAACCAAAACATATTCAACAGAAATATCCTCTTCAATATTCCCGATTTTTATATCCCTTTCTACTTCACGAATAAGTTTCATAACATTAACTAATTCACCAATAGAATAGTTGCCTTGCCTACTTTGCGCCGCTTTTATTTGTGGATAAGTTAAACCCGTTGTACCTTCTATATCATAACTTTCACAACTCTGCACCTGTAACAGTTGCTTTGTAGCATTATATAAGTTAGATAATATAACTAGATTTGATTCTCCTATTTGCTGACAATTATCTAACAAATAATAAACAGACTTTACATCCCTTTTTAATATTGCATCTATCAAATCAAATACAGCGTCTTCTGGTGGTGTATATATAGCCCCGTCATCTAGTAATTTATTTATGATATCGTTGTAATCACCTAATATGTCATAAACACCATAATTGATTATCTTATCAACTTCAAGTAATAACCTACCATAGTTATTTTCACACGCAGATATTAATCTGTCACAAGTTTTATCTGTCAGATTTTCAAACATTTGTTTTAGCCTTTTTCTTAGCCGTTCTAACGGCATTTCCTCAAAAGTAATATAACAATATTCGAAAGTCTTAAACACCTTTGAGCGCCTATCAGCATTGGTTAGCAGAAGGATTAATATATTATTACCTAATAAATTGTTCTTTATCTGCTCTTGTAACTTATCCTCTTTCATTATATCTGGGTCATCTCTGACTATATAACAATAACTTTCTTTAAAAAACGAATTACTAGTCAACTTTGAGTATATGTCTTTTATAGAATCAATATATTTAACTTTAAGATTACAAACTTCTGCAATCTTATGAATGTATACTTTCTGAACCTCCCACTCATCACCAGCAAATACATAAAAATTATCTAACTTTTTTTCTTTTATCTGTGATTTTAAAGTCATTATATTCATAAACTACTCCAAACCCATCCAAGCACTGCGAATATCTAATATCCAAGAATCAAATAAACTAACTAAGTTTATACCTCTTATACCTAACTCATTAGCATATTTATTTGTTATAAGAATACCATCTGCATATTTACTTATGTTTGTATTTATTCTACTAAAACAAATCTGTCTAAATAATCTCCAAAATAAATCTAAATCATACCCTTCCGAATCTTTTTTCAAAGATAACTTATTAGCAATCTTAAAAGCATTAGAACCACTTACTTCCGCTATATTATCAACCACTAATGTACCAAAGTTATAAAATTCTCTTATATTTAACTTGTTCAATACAATAACATCACCTGGAGTATCAGCTAACTCTAGAATTATATCTCTACTTTCTTTAGATAAGTCATTACTTAAAAATGATTGTAACTGTTTTTTACTATAAGGTTCCATAGTATAGACTACTCCCCTACTCCTAATCGTCGGTAAAACATTATCAATATTCTTACAAGTTAAAATAAAGTAAGCGTTATTTGGAGGCTCTTCAAATACTTTCAATAAACTATTCTTTGACCGTAAACTCATATCATCAGTATCAGCGAGTATATATACTTGAGTATCTAAAGTAGTATATGATTGGTTTATTATTTCAACAATGTTTGACTTACTTAAATCAGTAACTAATGTTGGGTAATAACACAAACCTTTAGATAACTCCACTGCTAATGTTTTCTTCCCACTACCAGAAGGTCCTACTAATATTATAAATCGAGATAATGCTTTCTCATCTATTAAAGAAAATAATCTTTGTAATAAATTATTCTGACCAACCATCATATTACTCTATTCAGTCAAACTTTTTATCATGCTCATATGTAAAATACTTTTCTATTTCATCTAAGACTTTCTGCTTTAATGTATCTTTGGCGACTTCTTTATCTAGAAAGTTTCGATTATTATCAATCTCACAGAATGAAAACTTACTATTCATATAAGAATCATTAAGGCATAAGACGGCTACATTATCTTGCCAAGTAAATAAATAATGATAAGTACAATCATTTACTCTTCCAATACGGCGAGTAAAATATGATTCTTTAGAAGTCATATCCATCCACCTAAATAAGTCAACTTCAGAAGATATTGCTTCTCGTAAGAAATCAGGTGTCTTATTATTTGCTTTTAAAACTTCATTATAATTATAATAATTTTCATATTCAATTACATAATAGTAACCCCAAGTATCATTACAATAAAATACCTCACCTTTATCAACATTGATTTCTTCTTTTTCTTTTGGCTTCTTAAGTTCTTCCAGTTCCTTCTTAAGCAAAAGATTTTCATTTTGAACATCCTGAAGTTCTTTTAATACGTATTCTTCACAAGTTTTAATTTCCATAATTTCCTCCTATATATGGTCTACACGACAAAAATCTAATATTTCAAAATCAATAATGCACCAGATAGTTCGAATACCTTTTATCTTTTTCTGTTTAACATATATTGCTTTATTACACCTTGCTAAATAATCTTCATACTTAATCCTATAAGGTTCAATAATCTCTTTATTTTTTGCAATCAACTTGGATTTTGCTTCAAACGCTTTTTTAGAATCCGGATAAGATTTTCGGTCAAATTCGAGTATTGAATCTACCTTATCATAATACCATCTTTCAACTTTAGTTTTTAATCTAGAGTTAAATGGTTTTATAAAATCACGTGCATTAGTACCCAATGTTTTATAGTTATAAACTTCATCAGTAAACTGAAAAGCTCTTACTCTGTTTTTTATTGCGCGATTTATGTCTCGTCTAATTAAATCCCTCTGTGACACCATTTCTAAAGGTAATTCTTCTATAATATCAATCATATACCCTCCTAAGCTTCACCCATCTCATAATCATCATCAACCGGCTCACCATGCGAAAAACCGACTTGATAACCTTTACTTTCTAAGAATTCAAATATCATATCATTTAATTCTAATGCTTCATCAACACTTTCTATTTCAGTATCAATATATATTGTAAACTTATAATACATATCTTATTTTTCTCCTAATCTTTTAATAGAAATAATAACTATTGGAAATAAAATAATAAAGGATAAAAAATCAAAAATTAATTTATTCTTTTCCATTTTTCTTTAACCACCCCTCACCAAACGTCTTCCAATTCCGTAATAATGATTTTAATGCCTGAATATCATTAAGGTAAGATTGACTTGCTTTTGTTGTCGCTCGTGCAGAAATATAGTAATAATCATTTATCTTTTCTTCTATATAATCAGCGGGTATTAATTGACCGTAACGATATTTATACAATATTTCATGTGCTTCTTCTATAGTATAACCATAAATAGTGTCATAAATAACATCTATAACATCGTTATGTATTATTGCCTTACTCATCTTCTGCTTCCTCAACCTTCCTCCACTCTGTTAACATTTCTCTAATATGCCTCGCCTTATCATAATAAAAGTTATTACCATACCCAGCTAATTCTTCAATAATAAACTTCGAATAGTGATGCCCTTCTATATATTGGTTTTCGATATACTTCTTTATCCACTCGACAGGAATCGCCTTTACTATTTCTATCGAGGAAATATCCAAGGCACTTACATAACCATAACTAGACTTATTCTCCAAGATCTGGTAGATTTTATCCGCATCTATTAGTCTCATTTAAACACCTCATTTGTTCTTCATATTCTTCATCAGAGTCATAATTTCCTTCTGATATTTTAACTGATTTTTCTTTCTCCCATTCCAGTAATAAATACCCGATTGCAGCTGCGGTATTAAAGTCACCATAGTTCTCACGTTCTACCATTTGCTTTTCAATCCATTCAATAGGAATTGCTTTTACTGTTGGAGCACATTGGACATCCCATATACACTGTTTAAGTACCGCTGTCGAAGATATGCCATCAACGCTACTCCAATCCCATAATTCGGGTTCTTCAATAGCAAACTCATCTGCATCAATTAATCTCATTTTCTTTCTCCCACTTCCTAATCATTTCCTCAAACTGTATTCTTGTATCTGTGTACGGCGAGGTAATGTCAGTATAGTACTTCTTTATCCACTCAATAGGAATTGCCTTCACTGTTGGTGCTTCATCTATTACATATTCAATCGCTTTTGTGCCATATCTGTTTCCAATAAAAGCCCTTTTTACTGTATCAGCATCAATTAGCCTGCTCATTTTCTTCCTCCCAACTAAGTAATAAATACCCGATTGCACTTGCGGTATTAAAATCGCCATAGTTCTCACGTTCTGTCATTTGCTTTTCAATCCAGTCTATTGGAATTGCTTTTACTGTCGGTGCTTCAAGAACGCTAAATATATCAACCATCTCACCATTCATATCTTTTTGTCTTAACTTATCTGCATCAATCAACCTCATCATTTAACCTCCTAACTTACTCGCTATTGCATAAAGAAGGACAATAATGAAATATAACTCAATGATTATAATTGCTTTACTCATTTTCTTCCCCTCCCCATAGATATCTGGATACTATTCTTTTTTCTCTCTTAGAAAAACCGTAGCTATCCATGATTTCTTTCTGGTATTTTCTATCTAAGCTTGGGTCTATTCCATAGCCAAAAACAATTGTGTAACCGTCTATTCTGGTGATGAAACGTGCTCTTTCTTTACCTTTTTTACTGCCCTTGCCAGCATCTCTATCTAAGGCTTTAACATGCAAATGCCCAACTACAGTGTCTAAATGCCATGAATATTTGTCGTCATAGAACCAATAATTCTCAACATCTTGCTTCGTATTTCTACTAAAAATAGTTAAAGTCTTTTTATAAAAATTAAGGGTATAATCACCAATTATAAGGTCTGGAAATAATGTATCTTCATCATTCAAAACTTTTCCATTTTTAATAATTAATGTGCCATAATCAATCCCTGCCATTTTCTTTCTCCCATTTATCGACTATTTTCCATACTTCATATAAAGCCCATGCCAATGGTTTCATTATCCATTTTTCGTCTTTGGCATAAGCATAAGCACCTCTTATCATCCAACACACTTTGTCAATATCAAACTGTTTCATTTTCTTTCTCCCAGTCTTCTAACATTGTTCCCAATAAATTACTTAATGTCGAATAAGTTAAGCCATAAATACTCTTATAATGTTTAATCCACTCAATAGGTATTGCATCTTTCATACCATCAGCATACCCTTTTTCATATTGCTCTCTATCATATGACAAAGCTCTAATTAACTCATCTTTATCTACATTTACTCCCATATGCCATATTTCTTTTACAATATAGTTTTCTTTTTCTTGAATAAGATTGTTGGTCATGTTCTCTATTATTTCAATAGGTGATTTATAACTCATTTTCTTTCCTCACTTCTAATAATTAAGTAAGCCCCAACAAGTAAAATTAACATACCAACTAATACCCCAAATAAGAATATAACTAACTCTTTCATAAAACCTCCTTATATAAGCAATAACGTTACTTCTATATCGTACCTCGGCGAAGCAGAATACTTTATATCACACTGTAACTTTACTAAACTATTAAGTATAGTTAATATAATATCTATATCATCTTTACTTAAAGATTGTAACCATTTCTGATATGTATCAAATCTAGGTAACTGAATATACAACCAATCACACCCGATACTCCACTTTATAATATCAAGTAAAAATTGAATATAATTCTTTAAAAATAACTTCAAATCCTTTCCTTCATTATGAATATTCTCAATAATCTTTATAACATCTTCT